ACCACCTTGTACACGAAGTTTCTTTGATCCTGAACGTCAACTAAACGGAGTCGATCATGCCGAGCAAAGAGGAAGTCCGGAAGTGGATGCAGCAGCGCCAGCAGGAAAAGACTGTACCCCCGACGCCGGCAGAGGTCCGCCGCGCACTTGGCTGGTACATGACCGCCCCGGCCAAGAACACCAACTGTGGCCGTTGAGGAGGCAGCCATGTCGATCGAAAGCATGAAGCTGCTGCACAGCGGCTACCCGTACGGACCTGGTATCAACCTCGACCTGTACGGCCTGCCGGCCAACGAGGACCGCGGCCACATCGTCGTCACCGCTACGCTGGTTGGTTCGGCAACGAGCCTGGCCTACATCCTGAACGACGACACGCTCGATCTGATGGGTGTATGGCTCGACCGCAAAGCGAGCGAAGCCTACCGCATGAGCCGCGTAGAGGCACGCGCCGAGCGGTTTGACCACGAACGCGAGATGTCGCGCCTCGATCACCAGTGGAGGTCGATTTGAGCGCCCCGTCCATCGGCGACATCGCCATGCGCCACGTGATCGACGACATGCGCCTGGGTCGCCACCCTGCCCCGCAGTGGGAGCTCGATAAGCAGTACTGGGTCGTGCGCACCATCGTGCAGTACATGGCGCCGAGCGCGGAGCTTCAAGCCGAGGCATGGGCGGAACACAAGGCGATGCGGTTGGATCGACCGGCAAAGCCGTACCAGCGCCGCCAAGCCGGATACGAATATTCCTGAGTACAGCAGACCGCAGCTGGATGTCGGGAGATAACACCAGCAGACATGTGCGTTTTGGAAGTCCTGGGTCCCTCGCTTCTCCCGAGGTTTAAGGACGCGCGGCATGTCGGGCAGCCCGGAGAGACGGGCGTTACAAGAGAGTCGGTTGTGCTGCATGCGCCCATTCGGTGAGGCGTATGCGGCGGCTGTCACCGAGCGGACCGGGAAACCGGGGCAGCCGACTCCCTTGTGACTGATACAGCGCAGTTCAACGGATAAGGAGCAGAGACCATGAATGTGACAGAAAAGCATACGCCGACGCCGTGGAGCGTGGAAGTCGATAGCGTGACTGGCGATGTAGATATTTTCGATGCAGACGCCAAGCAGTTTATGACAGCGCGAGATGCGGCTACTGGCAGTTTCATCGTCCGCGCTTGCAATGCATTCGACTCTATGCATCTGGCCCTGGCGATGGTCGCAGACACGCTCCCATTTCAATTCATGGAGCCCGAAACCCAAAAGCTGGTTATGGATGCGCTTGTTTCAGCGAGCTCCAAATGATCGCCGCCCTAGCCGCAGCAGGTTAGCCCGTGTGACACCGATAGGAGACGAGACCATGAACACGACAACCCAACACACGCAGACGCCCTACGAGGCAGCCGGCGGATACATCCGCACCGTGCGCCGCAGCGATGACATGCGCGGCCTGAGCGTGGCCAGGATGGAACTGTCGAACCCGAACCGCGAGTTTGACGCCGCCTACATCGTCAAGGCCTGCAACGCCCATCCAAAGCTCGTGGAAGTCTTGAAAGCAGTGCGCAATTTGATCCAGACCGACCGACACATCCCGCTCTTTCTGATCGAGGCCGCGCTGATGGAAGCGGGTGAGCCCGTGTGATTCGCGACGGAGCGCCCTTCCCCGTCAACGGAGGGCTTGCCCTGATCTCGGGTCAGTGAATAGAGGGAGTCGGATCTCAAATGCCGTGACGGCCCGGAACAGACGGGCACCACACCCGAACAACAACCGCCGGCGGCGCCGGCCAGAACGAAGGAGCAGCAGGATGGAAACGACGCACACGCCCGGGCCGTGGGAGCTCGATGGACCCAGCACCGCCCATGTCACCGATGAGGACTACCACAACATCCTCGCAGGCTGTGGCTTCTGGGCCGAAGCGACGGATCAGCGCGAACCAGGCTTTTCCATTTCCGGCCACATGAGCACCGCTGATGCTCGCCTGATCGTGGCGGCGCCCGAACTGCTGGAGGCTCTGGCGGCCGTCGTTAATTACTTCTGGGAGCCCGACAGAGAGCCAGGTGGCTTGGGCGAAGGCGACATTAATGAACTCGCCCACGCCGCCATCGCCAAAGCCACCGGGAGCGCCGCATGATCGCCGCCCGCATCGCCCGCCGCCTAGTGCGCAAGCTCGCCAAGCCCGCGGCCCTGTGGTGGAACGAGCGCGCGCTGCGCGAGGCCGAAGACCTGGCCGACTTCTACAGGTATCTGCGCCAGTCCGCTGCACCAATGGAGCGCCACCAGCGCTTGCGCGCCGTACAACTGGTAGGACGCCGAAACGCCATACGCAGCTGGTAACTCAACCAAGGAGATCGCCATGGACCGCAATACGCAAGCTGTCGTGAGCGCCAAGCGCCGCGTCACCGAGCGCGAGATCGCCGTCGCCAAGGTCAAGCTGATGGGCTTGATGGTGCTGTGCGCGGTCGACGTGCTGGTGATCGCCTGTACGAAGTTGGTGCCGTGATCGAAGCCTCGCGCTCGAAAACCCACCGATTAACGAACGCAGCACGAATTGGAGATAGAGATGAGTAACGCCCTTGCCATCGTGACCGGCGCAATTCAGGAAGCGCGCGACGACTTCTCTCGCGTCCTGGTCGACCGCAGCCTCAGTTTTGAGCGTGAGTCCGGCTTTGCGATCCAGCAGTTGCAGAAGAACGACTACACGCTCAAGGTAGCGATGCAGAGCCGCCAGTCGGTCATCAACGCCGTGACCAACATCGCAGCCATCGGCATTAGCCTGAACCCAGCACGCAAGCAAGCGTACCTGATCCCACGCAAGGTCAACGGCCAGATGGAGATCTGTCTGGACCTGAGCTACATCGGCCTGCTCGACCTGGCTGTGGCGTCGGGCTCGATCCTATGGGGGCAGGCCGAGATAGTCCGCGAGAACGATGGGTTCACACTGAACGGCTTCGACAAGGCACCGACGCACGTATTCAACCCGTTCGGCAAGGACCGCGGCGATATCGTCGGCGCCTATGTGGTCGTCAAGACGCATAGCGGTGACTACCTGACCACGGCGATGTCGATCGAGGACGTGCACAGCATCCGCGACCGCTCCGAGGCATGGAAAGCCTACCTCCAGAAGAAGGTCAGCACGTGCCCGTGGCTGACGGACGAGGGCGAAATGATCAAGAAGACCGTGATCAAGCGCGCCTACAAACTGTGGCCAAAGACCGAGCGCCTGGACGATGCAATGACCCACCTGAACCAAACGAACGAAGAAGGCCTCGCACAAGATCGCCCCGACGACTGGATTGACGTCGCGCCGATGATTGCAGAAGCACTGCGCACGAAGAGCGACGCCGACGCGCTGAACTACTGGAGGGCGCACAACGGCCAACTCGCGAACCAGCCGGCCGATCACAAGAAACTGAAGGAAGCGATCGCCGCGCACCGTCAGAAGCTGCGCCAGGCTGCAGAGGACGCGAACACGATCGACGTGCAAGCAACCGAGCAGCAGGTGCCGACCATGAGCGCCGAAGACGCGGACTATCAACGCACCGCAGGAGCAGCAGCATGAAATTCATCGAATGCCCGCAAGGGACGCCGGAATGGCTCGCCAGCCGCTGCGGCAAAATCACGGCCTCCTGCTTCGCAGACGCCATCAGCCGCTGCCAGAAGAAGTCTGGTACACGTAGTGTTGGCGACCCGACGGCGGTAGCCGAACGTTATGCCGCCGACCTCGCAATCGAGCGCATCAGCGGTCAGCCACACGGCGAGCCGCCGAAGGCTTGGGTGCTGGAGCGCGGGCACGAAATGGAGGCTGCTGCACGGCGCGTTTATGAGGGCCGCACGGGCGCCTTCGTGACTGAAGCCGGCATCTGCCTGACCGACGACGGAATCTTCGGCTACTCGACTGATGGTCTCGTGGACGACGATGGCCTCATCGAGATCAAGTCACCCATCGACAGCAGCAAGATCCTGGCAATGTGGCAGACCGGCGATACGTCCGAGTACGACCACCAGATGCAGGGCGGCATGTGGATCACAGGCCGCAAGTACTGCGATTTCATCATGTACGTTCCGGACCTCGCCGCCGTCGGTAAGGACCTGTTCGTAAAGCGCATCTTTCGCGACGACGTGTTCATTGACGATATGGTCGGGCAACTGGCCATGTTTGACAACATGGTGCAGGCATATGAACGCCTGCTGCGGGATGCAGCATGACCCTCGACCACGCCAACGACATGATCTCCCAGTTCCTGTACGACGCGCAGCAGCCCGGCTATCCGCACCTGATCGACATGGCCGACGTCTTCAGCAACGAGCCAACCGACATCGAGATCGTCGACGCACTGGTCGAAGTGTTCGACCTGACGCACGACGAGATGATTGACCGTCTGCAGGGCATGGACTTCGCCGAGTTGCGTAGAGAGGTGGCGGCGTGACGACCAAGCGCACCTTTGTGCTCGTGCACGACCAGGCTCGCAACAACGCCGCGCGCTTCTGCATGGAGGCGCCGGCCGGCTGGATGGTCGTGATGTCGGAACCTGTAAAAAAGCGTATTCAGGAAGAGAAGTATCACGCAATGATCGGCGACATCGCGCGGCAGGTCGAGCACATTGGTCGCAAGTGGGACGCTGACGACATGAAGCGACTGCTGATCGACGAGTTCGCAGACGAGATGCGCGCGGCCGGGACGCCGCTGCACCACGACGGCCGGGTGATCCCAAGCCTGGACGGGCGCCGCATAGTCCAACTTGGCATTCAGTCGCGCGATTTCTATGTGAAGGAAGCCGCTGCATTCATCGAATTTTTGTACGCCTTCGGAGCAGTCCGCGGGGTCCGCTGGAGTGATCCAGCAGCCCGCCAAGAGGAGGTTACCGATGCCACGGTTTAAGGAGATTGCCGGGCAGGCGTTTGGTCGACTCACAGCGGTTCGCAGGATGGGGAAGGACCGATTCGGGAAGACCCAATGGGAGTGCGCGTGCAAATGCGGAGTCATCATCCTTGTCGATGTCAGCAGGCTCATTGGCGGCAATACAAAGTCGTGTGGATGCCTCGTAGGGGATGCGTTCAGAAAGAAGAACGAGCAGCGCAAAGCCGATGCATTTGGTAAATATCACGTGAGAGCACGGAACAGTTGGCGCCACATGATTCGACGGTGCGAGAACCCAGCAGATAAGTTCTACAAAGACTACGGCGGCCGGGGCATCAAGGTGTGTGATCGCTGGAAGGATTTAAAGAGCTTCGTTGCTGATATGGGCGACCCTCCGGATGGAATGACGTTAGATCGATGGCCCGATAAGAACGGAAATTACGAGCCTGGGAATTGTCGGTGGGCCACACCGAAGCAACAGGCGCAGAACACTCGACGGAACGTGATGGTGTCCCTTGAAGGGGAAAGTATGTGCTTATCGGAGGCGGCGGACAGAATTGGGATTACTAGGACGACCTTGTTCTCTAGGGTAGCCGTAGAGCTGAAGAAGGTCGAAAAGCGCATCGGGATGCCAAGGCAACTGGCACTTAATTTCATCTGAAAGAGAGACAGCATGGACTTTGAATTCGAAACTACGCGCACCGGCCTTGCGAACGCGTTTGCAGATGCAGGCGCGGAACTGCTGAACTACATGGGCGTGGGTGCAGCGCTGGCCGCTATTCCCGACACCGAGCCGCAACAGTACGCCGTCGCCGGCACGCTTCAGATGATCGGCAAGATGCTACCTGCGCCTGACGCAGTTTCGCAGCCGACCGGCGATCTGACGGATGAGCAGATCATCAAAATGCACGATGCCGTGTTCGGCTGGCTTGACGATGGATACAAATTTGTCCTCAAGTTTGCACGCGACATCGAGCGCGCTGCTATTGCCGCCCACCTCGCACGCCAACCGAAAGCAGAGCAGCCGGTCACCGCCGTTCCGCCAGCTGACGTGATCGCGGCCGCCGAAACCCGATCGTTCTGGGTGCTGGAGAAATTCACCGATGGCCGCAGCGCAGGCTACTGGGATGGCGGCCATTCGCAGAGCTTTACCGACGACATCAACAAAGCCTGCCAGTTCTGTCGTAAGGAAGATGTGTTCTGGGCGACACGCGGCTGGCGCGGCAGCGGCACGCAACTCACTGAGCACGTGATGCTTGGCGCCGCACCCACTGCCGCCCAGGCTGCGGGGAGTAGCGTTACGGATCTGCCAGCCATCAAGACGTGGCAGGAGCGCGCAGTAGAGCTAGGCGAAAAAGCGCTCGACCCGAAAACGGCCTATGGACTCTTGCAGGCGGAGATTGATGAACTCCGCGCCCACTTGGCAAGACAGGCGCAGGCCGAGCCGGCTGGCTTCATCTCAATATGCGAAGACGAAATCGCGCTCAGCTTGACCAGCATGCAGCGTGAAATCTTGCTCGCCAAGAGCGACGCACCGATCTACCTCGTCGCTCCGGTAGCTCCTGCCGGCGCACAGAACGAAGAAATCCTCGCGCTGCATCGCCAGCTCGCCGCCGAGAAGATGCGCGCCGACCAAGGCTGGGAGCGCGCTGAAGCCAAGTCCAAGGAATGCATCGAACTGCGCGAGCGTATGGCCGGCGCACAGAACGCCGAGGCAATCCGCAATCAGGCGGAGCCCGAGCCCGAGCAGATCGAATGCTGGTCGCGCGATCAGGAAGACTTCAATGCACGTTCACTCTGCGAACTGCTGGACTCGCACGACGACCTGAAGCCGGGCGATACCGTTTGGGTCGGAGAGGCCGTACATCCGAAACCGGAACGACTCGTCAATGAGGACGGGATCATCGAGAACATAGGCGAGGCGGCCTATGACATCGGCGGCGAGTATGCCGAGGACTACCCGGACGTGACGCCCGAGCAGGCCAAGGAACTGGAATCGCTGGTTGCCGACTGGATCAAGCGCACCTGCCCGCCGACCTTCTACACGGTCGAGAACATCAAGCCCTACGTGCTTACGCATGAGGACTTTTCGGGCGATCTCCAGACTGGATCAGCTAACACCCAGGAAGGTGGTGCATGATGGGCCTCGAATACGAAAGCCTCCGCAACGACGCGCGCCAAGCGTTCACCGCAGCTGGGCTCGCCTACAAGGTTCTTACGCCGACCAACATGCAGCGCCTACGCACGCTGGTCAACGAACGCATGAAGGCCAGCGGCCTGATTCACGGCGAGTTCCGCTGCCGCCAGCGCGCCATCATCAAGCAGACGCCATGGGGGCCATTCGCTGAACTGCGCTGCCGCGCCGACTACTTCGACAACCGCGAGGCGATCAGTTTCAACACCGACGGCTTTATCGGCTTCGCTGGCTGGGCCGACGACACGAACGTCAAGCCGATTATCGAAGGATTTAAGGCGTGGGTCGCCGAGCAAGGCCAGACCAAGGGATCAGCTAACAGTGATGGGGGCGACCAGTGATCCATTATCACGGACTTCCTATCACGCCCGCGACAGCAGCTGTGCGCGCGGTGAGCGGCGGTCACGCCTTCGTGTCGTTCGCGCATCCTGACCAGTTGACGATCGCGCTGGAAGCGGCGCAGTCGTTTGCAGTGGACAACGGCGCCTTCTCGGCATGGAAGAGTGGCAAGCCGATCACGGATTGGTCGAGATTCTACGAGTGGGTCGCGGAACTGCATCGCTATCCGCCGTTCGACTTCGCTGTGATTCCGGATGTTATCGACGGCGACGAGGCAGCGAACGACGCACTGCTGGCCGAATGGCCCTGGCGGCTGACAGCGCCGCACATCGGCGCGCCCGTGCGGCACCTGCACGAGTCGCTAGATCGCCTGGACCGGCTCGTGAGCCAGTGGCCACGCGTTTGCCTCGGTAGCTCTGGCGAATTCGCTCAGATCGGCACGCCGACATGGTGGGTTCGTATGGCTGAGGCGATGGACGTAATTTGTGATCGCTCCGGACGTCCAGCCGCTAAGGTTCACGGCCTGCGGATGCTCAATCCGGACGTGTTCACGCGCTTCCCGTTCTCATCGGCAGACAGCACGAATATCGCACAGAACATCGGCATAGACAGCGCGTGGAAGGGAACCTATACCCCACCAACGAAGGAAGCGCGGGCCGCAATCATGCGCGAGCGCATCGAGTCGCAGCAGTCAGCCATCTTTTGGGATCGCAAGGCCGCACCCATTCAGAACCCACTTTTCATGGAGCAGGCAGCATGACAGACAAGACCAACACCACAGGTGTAGACCTGGACAAGCTGCTAAACATCGGCGGCCAGATGGCAAACGTAATGTTCAACCTGGCGCAGCGCCCCGGCGAGGCGCTGACCGGCGATGTCGTCGCTACGATGGATTCGCTGCGCAAGCAGTGGGACGCGGCCCGCCATGATCTCCAAGCCGCGCCCGAAGCGCCTGCCGCATGGCTGGCGACCGATCTTGATGGCCGTGGCGACGTGGCGTTCACGAAGGAAGAAGCCAAGCGCCGCGCTGGCGAAGGCTGCACCGAGTTCTTCCCACTCTATGACCTCGCACCGGCCGCACAGCAGGCAGGAGCGGCTGTCTGCCAACCTCCATCGCCTACCTGCCAACCTACCGCTGCTATGTGCCAACCTGCGGCCACCACGGCAAGCGTCCAGCCGAAGATGCTGCCTCTCGTCTACCCCTACGACAAGGCCACCACGGCAAGCGCGACGACACCTGACCGGAATTTGCCGCTGTCGGAGGCCGAGTTCCTATCGAAGCGCCTGTCTCGCGTTGCCCGGCTGGCCGGCGTGACCATGCCGAGTATGTCACACGAGGATATTGCAGCCATCGCCGGCACGATCCTGGGCGAAATCGCGTTCAAGCTGGAGCGCGCAGCCCATGCATCGAATGCTGGCGAGGATACCGAGCGGGATGCAGCAGAAACGAAACTAACGATGACACAAGATAACCTTACTGGCACGATTCGCTTCAAAGGTCAAGTTGTTGCGTCAGACCTCGAAAGAGTATGGCATGACCCATTCGGGCGACTGCTTATGCGCGACTTGTCCAAGCCAGGCGCCACCTCTGCTGACATGCTTCTAGGTCTTGAATTCGTGTTCCGCGCAGCTATCGCCGCAAGCGCTGAACAGGAGAAGAAGGCATGAGCCGCTTATTTGCCGCACTGTACGTGTCAGAAATCTGGCATAGCCACTGGCGTAGTAACGGAAGCGTGTACGCCAAGGCGCGCTGCATGGTCCTGTTTGATCTCATCCTCACTGGTGGCGAGCACAGGATGCAGATGAACGGGTGGCCGCTCGACAGCATCATCGAAGGAGAGAAGAATGGCTGAACTGAACATGGAAGCCGAGCGCGCGGCGTTTGAGGCGTGGGCTAGAGACACCGATCAGGGCTACGCTTCGCTTAAGGGCACTGATGCACAGGGCGGATGGTATTACTTCGAGGACGACGCGCAAGCCGCATGGTCCGCATGGCAAGCCGCCCGCCGCACCGCTCCTGTCTCCGCCCCTATCGTGGAAGAACTGCCGGCGCTACCGGACGGCGACGAAGCTTGCATGTACGTCGGCTATTGCATCGTGATCCCACGCGAGGAAGTCATTGCATGGTTCGCCCCGTATGCCGAGCGTATCCGCCAGCTAGAGCGCGATCTGAAACAAGCGAAGCTTCAAGAGATTGTCGACATCGCGCAGGAATGCGACATGGGCTATGGCAAACCGGCAGAACGGAAGACGGCGAGTATCGGCGACGATCCGAAGTTCCAAGAGTTATTGGAGGAGTACGATGATGCCGCATCTCATACTGCGATTTTGCACTCGTTGAACGCCCTCATCACCTACATCGACGGGCGCACTGCTGGAATAGTGCCCGATGACCCGCTGGAAATCGGCAACCGCATGGCGACCACGCTTGAAGTGCTGGCTACCGCGCTCAAGAACCCCGGCACTGCAGAAGGCGTCCGCCGCACGGTCGAAGAATGGCGCGCTGCCGCCCCTACACCAAATAGTGGGAAGGAGGAAGCCAATGACTGATCGCGAACTGCTGGAACTGGCCGCGAAGGCGGTGGGGCTGTTAATTCGGTGGTCAGAAATGAAGGCGTGCATTCAGCGTTACCGGTTGCCTGAATCAGTGGGATATGGTCGATGGGTGATGTGGAACCCGCTGACCGACGACTGTGACGCGTTTCGCTTGGCCGGGAAGCTTGAACTTGACGTCATGTACCGCGTCGTCGGTGGCAAGCGCGTAGAGGTGCTGGCTGCTGGAGGCCCGCTAATTCAGGAATTTTACGAGGGTGAACCGTACGCTGCTGCCCGTCGTGCAATCGTGCGCGCAGCAGCGGAAGTCGCCCGCAAGCGCGCCACCAAGGAGGCATGAAATGGACAACATCACGAAAGAAGGAATCGAGGTAAAGCGCGGCCAGCTATGGCGCGATCTGGACAAACGCATGACCGGTCGCATTTGCCGTGTCGGGAAGATTGAACTTGGCAAGGCACAGATGTTCACGATGGTGAACGGCCAAGCTGGCAAAAGTACGATGGTTTCGATTCAGCGGATGCACAAGCACAGCACCGGCTGGGCGCTGGTTCAGGAGGCATGAAATGGACATCGAAAAGGAGCGCAAGGGCGAAGTCCGCCAACTGCCAGTGGCCGGCACGTCGCACCGCGAGCCCCCGAAGCGCATCGTACGCCCGTGCGAATACGGCCTGATGAACGCCGTGAATAGCATGGAGACGCAAATGGGAACCGTGGACGCCTATAACAAGCTGTGCGATGCGGCCGCGCGCCTCAAGGCGAAGATCGACGCCGGTGATGCTAAGGCCTCGCATCCGATGTGGGCCACCGATCCGAATTATATCTACCCGCAGGACCATGCACCGAAAGGAACGAAATGACCGTGGACATCGAAAAGCTGAAGGCGCTGGCACTGGCGGAATTTATCGAATGGGCGCGTACGGATGAAGGTAATTGCAGTCCAGTCGACTTGCGCAAGAGTTTGACCGGCGAGGACACGTTTGCAAGCGCATTGGTCGAGCGCGACTGGATCGTATGGCAAGCAGCCCAACGCGGACTGATCGCCGAAGTCGGACGGCTGCGCGCGGCCCAAACAAACAGTTCATCGAATTTTTCGAGCAACTGCGTGGCTCCCGCAGCGGGAACGGTGGAGAAGGATGCCGCCTATGACGTTCTGAAGTCGATCATCCAAGATGGCTATCTGTCAGACACGAATACTGCACGGGGTCACGCCGCTATCGAAGCTCACACCAAAGCCGGGAAGGAGGAAGGATGTGGCTCCTGACCATCTGGCGGCTGATATGGGAAATCATGGCTACGGCCATTAAACTGTAAGGAGCACGGGAAAATGGAAAAACTGCTTTATCGAGTCAGCACCGCAATGAAACGCCTGGACGTGTGCCGCGCCACGATCTACCGCATGGCCGCCCGCGGCGAACTGGACTTGGTGCGGATTGGCCAGCGCGCGACGCGGATCACTGCAGAGAGTATCGACCGCGCGATTGCCGCCGGCAAGCTGAAAAGTTGATCGGCTATTATTGCGCATTGTTGTATCTTTCTGACTCATCCGCAATTTGTAGCTAGATTTGTAGCTAGCGCAGTTTTCGGGTGAGTCTGCCGCCTCGAAACCCGCATGGACAGTGAGTTTTAGGAAAAATATGAAGATTGCCACCTTCAATCGCGATTGGTCACTCTTATAATTTCTTCTGTGTACGTCACCCGGCAGTTTCCCCCTATAGATGGCCAACTTGATGTATCTTTCGTATCTTGTTGGACCTCGCTGACGCGGTCAAAATTTGTAGCTAGATTTGTAGCTAGCTACGACGACCGCGTCTAACTACAAATTTGGGAACGCCATGGCCAAGCGCGGAACGAACCTCCTCAGTGACATGCAGATACGCCGCTGGATAGCGGCCGGCGAGCCCGTCGCGAAATCAGATGGTGCCGGCCTGACGTTCACCCTGTCCCGGGCCGGGACAGCGTCGTGGATCCTGCGCTACATGCGCGAAGGCCGGCCGCGTGAGTTGACCATCGGGAACTACCCCGATATCAGCCTCGCCGCGGCGCGCAAGATGGCGAGCGAACACCGCGTCGCCGTCGACAAGGGGCAGGATCCGGCAGCGGAAAAGCGCGCCGAGCGGATGAAGCTGCGCGGCACCTGGACCGTGCGGCGCCTGGCCGAGGATTTGACGGCAAAGGTGCTAGACGCCGGCAGTCTGGCGCCAGGGACAGTCAAGGCGAAGAAGTGGGATTTGGAAAAGGTGATCCTGCCAAAGCTCGGACCTCTCGAGGTTCAGTCGGTCATCGCCGAGGACATCGTCACGATGCTTGAGCGCTCCGGCCGCGGCTGGGTCATGCAGAAGCGGATTTTGGGTACCACTTCCCAGCTTTTCGAACACGCCATTGGCCGGCAACTGATCAAGGTCAGCCCAGCGGCCGGCATCAAACTGGCAGCCTTGATGGGGCCTCGCCCGCCCATCCGCAAGCGCGTCATGCTGCAGGAGGATGAACTGCGCAAGCTACTCTCGTCCGTTGGTGATATCGGCGACGAAAACGGACTGGCCCTGAAAATCATGCTGGCGACTTGCGTCCGCACGATCGAACTGGTCAAGGCGCGGTGGGAGCATATCGATTTCGAGCGCGGCACCTGGTTCGTACCCGACGAGTCCGTAAAAACGCGGGTCGGCTTTCTGGTGCCGATCACCCCGACCGTCGCGGGATGGTTCAAGGAACTGGAGCGTCTCGCCGGGGGTTCGCCATGGGTATTGCCTGCCAGGGACGATCGCCGGGCCGGCCAACATGTGGGACGGTCGACCCTTTCGGCCGCCCTGTATCGAGCGTTCGAGCGCGGCGCCCTGCAGACACGCAAGTTCACGCCGCACGACACGCGCAGTACCGCCAAGGGCCACATGCGCAATCTCGGGGTGTCGCGCGAAATCTCCGAGATCGCGCTGAACCACACCCTCAAGGGCATGGAGGCGGTCTACGACGTCCGCGACGAAATCCCGGAGCGGCGGCAGGCGCTTGAGCTTTGGGCGTCGTTCCTGGTCGCGTGCGAAAACGGTCTGCCGTGGAATGTCGTTCCGCTGAAGGGGTCCGCTATGGCCGCCTAATCGATGCTGGCGAGCCGAACCGACCACTCCTGCACGTACTCGGCGCCGTCCTGGGATTTCTCCGTGCCATAGAGAAGCATGCCGGTAGTCGTCATCGTGACCAGCTGAGCATTTTGAAGCTCGGGTATCAGCGGCTTCCGTTGCTGGTCATTCGGCGCGAACAGCGTCGCCTCGGGCCCGTGGCCGCAGATGGCGACGGTGAGCTCGCCCCGCACGCCTGTGCTGGCGGAGATTTCGCGGTCAGGAAGACGCCGGCCGCGGTGCCTCAATCGTTTGACGATACTGTACATTCGCACAGTATAATGTGACGCGCAGACAATATAAAGCGGAGATCAGCATGGACAAGGATGACTGGGACGACCTAGCCGCTGCGGGCGAGGCTGCCAAGCGCGCGGTTCCGGCCGTCGTCATGCGCTACCGGGAGACCAGCGCCCTGACTTGGGCGCTGATGCACAAGATGGAATCGGAGGTGCTGGCCGAGTTGGCGGCGAGCGGGGAGCATCCAGAATTCGTTCTCAACATGATCCGGTCTGCACCGGCACTAGGCTACCCAAGCGATGACCGGCCGGCGTCGTTTGGGGCCGCGGCGGTCATGCCGATCATCTTCAGGCAGATCGAGAAAGTGTGGAATACGGTTCACTAGCGGTTACGCTACAGCCAGCATCTCGGGCGTGACCGTGCTCCGGCAGACCTGTCCGAATTCGGTATGGTAGGTGATCGCCGTGCATTGCCGCTCGCTCATCCATCCTCCGCGAGCGGCGTAGGCATCGCGTGACGCCAGTGTCGAGTGCTGCACGACCATCATGCCGGCGTGTTCCTTTTCCTCCACGTGGTGGCGGTGGCCTACGTGGGCATAGCGCTTCGTCGTGTCGCCCCAGACCTTCGGAAACTGCGCAGCGAACAGTAGCGGGAGTTGGTCGTTCTTTTTGAGGTGGCCATGGTGCCATGCCAGCATGGTCTTGCCATGCTGGTAGACGTAGTACGGCAGTTCCGAATCGATCACCTCCACCCGCGGCTCATTCTCGTACAAGGCCTTGAACATCGCGCGTAGCCAGACGGAGCTCGCCAGATCGTGGTTCCCTTCGGCCAGCAGCACGACAACGTACTCATGTCGCTGCAACGCGAAGCTGATTACCCGGCGCAGGATGCGAATGGCGGTCTGCACGACTTTCTGGAAACGCCCGTCCTGGCTCAGGATGTGACCAGACGTTGGCGTTCTTCCCTCGATCATTCCCATGCCGTCCGAGTGAAGGAAGTCACCCAGCTGCGCCACGATCCCGGTGCGCGCCGGCGGGCTGCCATTCACCATGTGCTCGAAACATCCGACAAGCGTGTCTTCGGCGATCGTCAGATCCCAGTCGCCGTGCGGGTCCAGGTTCTCCTTGTGCCACGCCAGCATTCCGACGTGACTATCGGTGAGAGTGTAGAGGTTCGCCAGCATGGCGTTCGTCACTGCCGGCACCTTTACCGGCTTGGCGCGCGGTATGTCTTCGGCCATCGCTGCCGCCGCGGCGCGCATCGCTTCTTGCTGCATCCCCTGATCCGGGCTCTGTCGCTCCCAAGTGCGCTCCACGTCGCCACCCGGGCCGCGCTGCACAGTGACTTTGCCCATCAGGTAGCCGGGAGCGACGCCTTCGGTGAAGTGCCCCGGCGCATACCCCTGACGCGCCGCCGCCTTGGCGATTCGGTCCAGCGCGGCGCAGATCGTTCCCTTGCTCACGCCCAGCGCGCGCGATGCCGGCCGGATACCTCCGTGCTCGATGACCGCATCGAGGTATAGCGCCTGCCGTGGCGTGGCGAACTGACGCAGCTGCGGGTCGTACTGGCGTGCTTCGGGCATATTCACCTCATGAATTGATGCACGCCGTGACCAGGGCGAGCAGTTGTTCGTCGTCGGCTGTGGCGCGGATGTCGTCGGCCCAGATGGGCACGGAGCCACGTGTTTTCGTCTTGATGACGAAAAAAAGCGCGCCCGGCTCTGAAGCAAAGGCGCGCATGCGTTGCAGCAGATCGTCCATGGCTAGCTCATTGCGTTTGCTTCTCCGCCGGTGGATTCTTCGGCCACGCTTCGATCAGGGTTCGCTTCTCGCTGTTGAGCTTTTCAGTCGTGACCGCCAGTTCTCCGCGTCTTGCTGCGCACTCTGCAAGAATTTCCCCGTAGGCTCTGGCGGTGTTACGTAGGGCATCCGCGGTAGCGCCGGACATGCTGTTGCCAATGGCGGCGATGGTGTCGCGCAGGCCGCTAGTAGACACGCCAGCGCGAGCGGCAAGAGACTGGATGGTTTGATCACGTTCATGTGCATGCTGGTTTGCCTCGTCGACTTGGGATTGAAGTTGCTGTTCACGCAGCCGGGCCGCGTCCTTGGCCTCGGCGAGCTGCTTGGCGTACTCGGCGCGCACCTCGTCGCGCCCGATGTCGCGTTCGTGTTCAAGGAACTGGTGGGCACCATAGATCACGGCGGCGGCCAGCGCGCTAAATACCAAGATCTCGAACGCAAGCTTGTACGGCGCGAGCCGCAGGAGTAACGCGGCGATCATCGGCGCCACCTGTCAGCCATCAGCGTGGCGGCGGCGTAGATGACGACGATGGCGGCCATGAAAGCCCCGGCGGCCATGCCAAGGAAGAATGCGCGATCGATGCTCATGGCTGGGTATCCTTCTTCATTCCGAGCGCCACGCCGAGCGCGGTCAGCGTCGCCCCCATACCGAGGCCGTAGGTCTGGAAATCGAAATGCGCGTGCTGCACGACGACATCCCAGATGGCGAGAGCATTGCCTTGCAGCGCAACCCATACGCCCATCACCCTGACGACGCAGATGGTTTCCCCATCAGGCTCGGTAAAGATGTCCCGAAACTGCTTCCTCATCCAATTCAGCATTGCAGTTGCCCTCCTGCCTTAATGAAGACCAGGCGCAGGTCCGCCAGGTCGTTTGTGTGCTGCCCATAGGTCGAACCCGGAAGTGACGCCCAGCAGCTCGAGCATTTCGCGACCGCGGTGTCGAATCGCCCAGCCTCTACATCGGCGAGAGCGCCACGCTCCCGGATCTGCTGCACGGCGATCGCGTCCTGGCTCGCCGGCGAAAAGTCGCGCAAGCCCAGTTGCCGTTTGTAGCCGTCGAAGTAGCGCGCGAGCAGCTGGTAGCGGCCGGCTGCCGTGGACTTGATGCCGAGCCGCGGCAGATCGATCAACTGGCGCGGGTGATCGGCGTAGCTAGCGAACAAGCGCGGGTGATCAGGCGTACTTCCGACGAGGACGTTGTAGCCGTTGTCCGAGGCCAGCAGCAGCCGTGCCGTCAGTTCACTCGTGGCGATCGTGTCCAGAAGGGCCTTGAGGTTTGGATTCACATATCCCCCTTCGTTCTTTCTCGCGCTTCTTTTCTAGCTCGCCTGCGCGCTGTCATCGGCGCCGAGTGATAGAACTGGAATGCGATCCAGAGAATCGAGGCCAACGCAGCCATTGGCGGCAGCACGTTGGCGAACCAGCCAATGATCGTGAAGGTGGCCGCGACCGTTGATCCGGCATCGAAGATGTGTTTGAGGTGGTCCATGTGGACTCGCGCAGATGACCGCGATGAGCGGCCTGGTTGAGGGAAGTGTTTTCCGGTCGGCGCCGGCTCGATCAGTACTTGTCGCAGTGCCCCGGGTCGAAATTGTCGAGGAGCCGGCACAGGACGCATGCCCAACGCCTCCCCTCCTTGCGCACACGCTGCGCCCGAGAGCTCAGGTATTCGTCATCGCCGCCGCCCGACATCACGTTTCCGACACGGTCGAACCCCTTGGCGAAGGTCCAGGCGCGCGGGGAATTGACGATGACGGAAACGAGCATCCACGGCACCGCGAGCACCGCGCACACGACGCAGACCAGCCAGATGCCAAGCAAGCGCACTCGCGCCATAGCGACCTCGCAAAAGAGAAAGCCGCCCGTAGGCGGCTCGTTGGACGGGGAGGATTGAGGCTACAGGGCCAGGATCTGCGCGGCGCGGCCGGCGGCGATCAGGCCTTTTGACTCCAGTAGGGCCACACCACCGACCGTCAGCGGATCATCAAAATGGATGATGCTCGCTTTGTCAGTCATGGCGCACAGGTCGGCAATGGCACCATCCGTAAGTGCTGCGGCACGGATAGCGGCGCGCTCTTCAGCCGTGAACCGCGTCTTGAGCCATGTGAACGGGTCCATCTGCGCGACGGTGTACGACGCGACGAGATTCGACAACTGCCCGTCGACTAGCTTCTGCAGGAATGCCTCCGACGTCAGCTGTGGGTTGCTCGCGTTGTAGGCGTCCAGCGCACGTTGCAGGGCGACGGCCTTCGGGTTGTCGGTGATGCTGATGGTGAAATCCATGATGACCTTTCGATTAAGTGCAGACGAAGACTTGAGGCCTTGCATTGTTCGACGAATCGACAATGACGGTATAGCCGACCAGTTTTGAGATAGTCACGACCGTGCTGGGTGTATCCGTGACGGCGTACGCAGTCAATTTTGTGACAATTGCGCTCGTGTCGCTCCCGCCCGTGACCGCATAACCTGAAGCCTTGGATATATCGGCCATGATTTACGGCTCCGATTCGATGCCGATATTGAAGCCCGTAGCGGTCAGATCCGTGTAGGCCCACGGGCCGGATGTGCCGGGGTTCGTCGTGAATACACCCTGCACCCGGTTTAGTGCCGCCGGCAAGGCTATGGCGCTCGACATGTAATCGATCCCGCTCGTCCGAACGTTCATTTTGACGTTTTGCGGCCCCGTGCCGCCTTTTGCTCCCCTGGCGGTGATTGCGACCGCCTTAATTGCCGGATTGCCGGTGATCCCGCTTGAGTTCACCGTGAATTGAGCGAGTTCTCCGGACGTCCCGCTGGACATTACGCTAGAGTCATCCAGTGTCGTCTCATTGATGCTGGTATAACTGCCGGAATCCCATGTGAAGGCATTGCCGTTTGCGCTTGGCGTCAAAGTGACGAGGCTCAGCCCGCGCGTATCCGAGTCCGAGACTATGACCTCCGACCAGAGCGCATTCGTCGCGGTCGTCGATGTCCCGCCGAGAACAAAGCCGGACAGTGATGTGACGCTGTCTGTCGTTACGTCACCCGTGTACGACCCCACGAGCGCGCCGTCCATGTAAATATTGATGCTACCGGAGGTGCCGTAGTTGACTTGGATATCCCACCGCACCAATGCCACCGAAGGCGACACCGACAGGGTTACCAGTGCCGTGTTCGTGTTGCTTGCGTTGCGCTTCACCAGTGCAAATGGGTTGGTGCCGGAGCCAGTGCGGATAACCAGTCTTCGCGCCCCGGCTGAATCGGTGAAGGCGATTGTCTCGACGTTTGCCGTCGAATTGTTGTTGTTGTTGAGGTACATTCTCGCGGCAAGCCAGAATGAGGACTGGGCCGAACTGAACGACCCGACCCAGCCGTCCGTGAGCGAGGCTGCCGCAACCTGTAAAGCACAGCGGGCATATGCGGTTCGCCGGCCTGCCGTTGTCGCAGTATTGACGGTGCAACTACCGATTTTCGAGAAATCGTGATCCTCGCCGCCGATAAAGTAGAAATTGGTTGTCATAAAACCCCTCGTTAGCGAGTGCCGGCCAGCACGAAGCCCGGGTCAGCGAGCGTTGCATCCGGCGTGGCCGGCGCGACGATGGACAGGTAGTCGCCGGCCGCAAAAGAGACGGCGCCACTGGTGCTGAACGTGGCGGTCGTTGCGCCCGCGGCATAGGTGATCGTACCGACTGACGTGCCATTCTTCCGCACATCGAATGCTGTCGATGCGGTCGCGGCCACGCTTGCGATGCCAACACTACCGGCGAAATTCGACGGGAAAGCCACCGCGCGTGCGATCGGGACGCGAGTGACTCTCACGCTTGCCGATGGCACGCCGGGGTAAAAAGCCGTTACGTCGAATGGCTGCGCCGGCAAATCCGCCTGCGTGAGCGCGCGCATCGTTGGCGTTGCATCTGCGCCTGATGTCGGGCCGGCCAGTACGGTATTCTTGGCTTGGGTCTTGAGTGCGAATGCCAGTGTTCCGCTGGACGTTACGGGGCTGCCGGACACGGTATAGAGCAAGCCAGGCACGGACAGGCTGACGCTGGAAACCGCACCAACGTCAGTTGCAGCCAACGTGACGGCGCCGGTGTGTCCGTTGACGCTGCTGACCCCTGCGCTTGCGATGGCGGCATAGCGCGCATCGCCTTCTGTCTGCGTCAAGTATTGCGAATGCGGGTCGCTAGCCGCAACGTGCGCAGCGACTGCGCTGGAGGCCGCTCCAAGCTCATCATAGGTACCCGCCAGCGCAACCGCGCGCCGATCGATGTAACTCGTCACGCTGGCCGTTCCGGCCACGATCTCGTACAAGGGAACTTTGCCCGTCGTGAAGCCAGTGGTATTGTAGGATACCGCGCCCGTAGCCGGATCGGCTTCCACGTAATTTGTCGCCGACGCGGTAAGCGTCACAGTGCCGTTGGCGATCACGGTAATCGAGCCGGATATAAGCAGGCCTCCACCGTAATAGCCCCAGGTGAGAGCCGCCGTAGTCGACGCGCGCCGGCCGTACAGCATCGCGGGCGATCCAGCGTCGAACAGAGCGTTCGCGGTGACCTCCTTACTGGCCTGAGACACGCTAAGCAAGTCGAGATTCGTAGTGCTGTTTGCCATGTGGTTCCCAAAGAAAAAGGCCGCTCGGAAGCGGCCTTGGCTGCGTCTGGAACTGCTAGACCGTCGCTGTCGCCGGATACCCTCGTCCGATAACGGCGCTCAGCTGATAAATGCTCACCGTTACCGCCGACTGCGCGGCGCCGAAGTCCGTCACCTGGTCGGCGGCGACATATGCGACCGTCGGCGTCGTCGACGTCAACGTGCGAACGACCGCGGAGCCGTTGAGAATGTCGACCTCATAGGCCTCCGATGCCTCACCAAGCGGCACGTCCACCCCGGGGCGCCATTCGCCGGAGACTCGCGTGCGCCGTGTCCAGTTGATGGTAAGGTTGCCGCTGGCGTCACGCCCACCGCCAACCAGCACCGGCGCGTATGGTTTGAGCTCGGCGCCGTCGTTCGTGAAACTCTGCGGCGACGTCCTGGCGAGCGTGTCGCCTGACGTCACGGCCTTATACAGCCTCGGCATATGCAGGTCGGCCGTCACGCCTGCGATGCGCTGCAGGTTCGTGTCGACCAGGATGAACCGCTCGCCCGTCGCATGGCTGGACATTGCGTATTCACTGCCGCGCATGCCACGCAGGAAGCCGGAAACGGTGTAGGTGCCATCGGTGTTCAGGACGGCATTGCGGAAGTACACAATCTCGTCGCCGATGATCGCGACTTGGGCACCGTTCAGGAACGTGGCGTACGGTACGGACGACAGCGAGCCACGCAACATCATCACCTTGAGGGTGTTGATCTCGTCGGGGATGAGGCCGCCCTCGAAATCCCCGAGCGCGTTCAACACTCGACCCGCCGTGACCGGCGTGGTGATCGCGGCGATCTGCTGGTAGGTCGCGCCGTCGTCCTTCGACTGGAACAATGTGCATCCGGGCCACTTAGGATCGGATGAGGACACTGCCGCGTAGAATCCCGGATCATCGTCCGTGTCTCGTAGCATGTTGATATTCACATCAGCTCCAGCGAAGTTATTCCCGGCACGTAGACTGTCTGCTGGTTCGCAGGGGTCTCGCTCACCGTGGTGTTTGGCGTGTAAAACGTCACCCCGTCAGCTACGGCCTCGCATTTGAGGATGCCTTGCGGTGTGCGTGTCGCTTTCGTCAGGCGCATGCCATTGCCTTGCACGATGATGTGATCAGTCGGCTCGAGGTAGGCGTATTTGCGCGGCAGACTGAATGCGTACGTCAACCGCTGAACCCACGTCACCTGCAGATTGACGTCGGCAACCTCTTGCGCCTTGGTGTCGGTGAGCACGAGCGGGAGTTCGAGCGTACTCTCGTTGCCGCTCGCTCCGACCAGGCGTTTCGCAAGCCTTGTCGCCGGCGAGTAGTCGGTCGCGGCAAGCAGGTAATTCACGTTCACCACCCGCGGCAGTTCGACCTCCATCTGACGGGTCGTCAACAGCGGGTCGCCCGAGTGCTCGCCGCCGCTGCGCGCGTCCAGGTCGTCAGCGTCGATGGTGACGACCGGCGCACCGCCGCGCTTGACGTACTTGATCAGCCCTCCACTCTCGACCGCGTCAAAATAGTACGCCGGCCGCAGCGCATCGATCGCGTTGCGCACCGTAGTCTGCCGCGCAATCGTGTAGCCGTCGACCGTGTCGTCCTCCAGCTGCGATACGTCAATGCGAGATTCGCCGGCACGCAGCGACAGGTCACTGACGACGTCGGCCAGCGAAATCCCGTTCTGCTTGGTCGATCCCGTGCGCGCGATGCTCACCTTCATCATCTCGCCGCCTGCGGTCAGGACGTACAGCCAATCCGGCTCACTCGGGACGATGATCAGCCGCATCGTGAACTCGATCTTGATCGGATCGCCGTTGGCGTAGGCCTGCCTCGGCAGCGGGCCTTTGTATAGGATGCAGTCTTCGCGCGGCCAGCCCAGCGGCGTTAGTTTTTCCGGGTCATAGATGTAAATATTGCCGTTCGTATAGTCAGCGACATAGAAGCGGTCCTGCGCCTCGCTGTAAACGGCCTGCCCCTCTCCGGACGGAAATCCAAACGCAGCCGTCTTGATATACGTGCTGGAATCAATCAGGTTATAGACGCCGTTGTTGAAATCGACCAGGATGTGGCGCTTCGTGTCGAAAGCCTGCCAGTAAATGTTCGCGTCGGTCGAGTAATCAGACGGCTGCAAAATCAAGTGCGCCGCGTAGCCATACAGTGCGCCAGGTCCGATTGGGGTCAGGTGGCCGTCATAGCGGATGCCGGTTCCCCAGGCATAATCTGAAACAGCCGTCGCCGCCAAGCCGTAACCGGATGCATTCAGAATGTTCGACGCGCCGAGAAACCGCCACCGGTTGTATGCAACATCCCACACAACATCCGACATCTCCACCGGAACCCAGACACAAGTGCTGCCCGAGCAAACACTTTGGTACTTTGTCTCGCGAAAGTACACGTTCCAGTCGAGCAGTGAGACGTAGCCGATAGGTGCGTAGTTGTCGACCACGAACGCCGCGAGGCCCGCGTTGTTCCATGCGATCCGCAGATCTCCGCCGAGATAGAATCCCGTCGCCAGTTCCAGTGGTGGCCCAACGTATCCAGTCTGCGGGTCAACCCGGTCCAGCCACCAGACGTCGCCAATGTCCTTGTATGTGTAGTAAATCAGGCCTGTTGATTCGTCGAAAAACGCGCGGCCATAGTCGAATATGGTCGCCACAATTTCATGCGTATCCGTGACCTTTTGCGGCGCGGGGTCGTAAATCGAATACGTCAGACCGTCTACTGTCACCGATGAAACCGGCGCCGGGCAAACGAAACCCTGCGATGTCGCGCCAATCTCGGCCGTGATAAATGGGATCGTATTGCCGTCTTTGGCCAGCGGAAAGCGCTCGAAGACGACGTAGCAGGTCCCGCGATAGGCCGGGACGTTTCCAGCGCCGAGATACGACTCGATCAGTGGATCCGGCAGCTGGTCCTCGGTGCCAGTGTAGAAACGCACCGAGCCGCCCCCTTCCAGCTTCGCGCCATCCCAGATCAGGCGCTTCTCGGGCCCCGCCCACAGGCGTCCGATGCTGCATTCCCCTTCCGCGAAGGCGACGGCGAAATTCCCGTAATAGCTGTAGGTCGTGACACTCGGACCGCCTTTGCCGCCTGAGTCATCTTCTTCCTGAACGTAGTCAGACGCCCAGATGACATTTCCGCCAAGCGCAACGGTGCCGTAGACGATCGGGATCGGTCTGCCATACTCGGACGACTGCGGTTTCAGATCGGTGAGGCGCGGGCCGTCCATATGCTGCGGGAACAGCAGGCCGCCGGCGATACTGCCGGCCGACCAGCCATACATGGCACCCATCGGGTTGCCACCACTGACAATAAAGCCGATGCCAGCGCCGATAATCCCACCAATCAACGAGCCCGACATCTATTGCACTCCCGGAAAACGCCACACGCCCACGATGCGCGCGAGCCATTGCTCATCGAGCCGATGCTCGACCACCTTGTTGATGCCGGCGCCGTTGTACGCGTGGATCAGCGACAGGCCGCCATGCACGTAGTCGCCGACGATGGCGAAATGCTGCGGCTCGACCTCGAACCGGATCCAGACCACGTCGCCCGGCTGCATTTCAGCCTTTGCTGCGCGCACAAGGTGCGCATCGAGCTCACGTCGCATTTCGCTCGGAACCGGCAGGCGCCCGTAGTTCGCCAGGGACTCAATCGAAATGCCAAGGCGCTGCCCGATCAGGATCGGCAAGCCGGCGCAGTCCATGGCGATGCCGCCGACGCGGGCCTGGTGCTGCCAGCGCACACCGATCTGCTCGCGAGCGATCGCGACAATCTGTTCTTTTCTCATTGTCATGCACCAGTGTATTTGTAGGCCCCAAGATCGAACGGAGATGTACGCGTAAGACCGCTGTAGTCTGTCGCCGGCGCATAGGCCGCCAAGCCAGCACCGATCGCCGGCGATCCTGAGGCAAGGCGGTAATCCCCACTCCCATCGGACTGGTAGGTGACGAACAGGGGCGACGCGCTGATGGTGCCGCTCTCGGTGGCGCCCGTGTTCAGCGCGAGGTCGGTCCCGCTGGAGAACACCAGGTTGTTGTAGTAGCGGTTGTTCGTGCCGACGGCGCCGTATTCGCGGATGCCGTACCCGCTGTGGTCGTACACGATGTTGTTGGCGACCAGGTTGTCGGCGGAGCCGCCCGGCAGCGCGCCCGAGTCGCCATCGCCTAGCATGATGCCGGTGGTCGAGTGGAACAGCGTGTTGTTGACGATGGTCGACGCGGTGGCGCCGTGCCATTGCTGGATGTTGGTCGAGGCGACGTTCGAGACGACGTTATTCTTGACGGTCCAACCGGCGCCGGCGATGTAAATACCCTGCACGAGCGAGCTGCCCGTATACTTCGCGACATCGATGTTATTGATGTGGTTGCGGTGGATGACCATGTTGGCACCGATGCCGTCGATGGCCGCACCACCTGGTCCGCCGGCGCCGCCATGGGCCAGCAGGTCGTGGATATAGTTGTGGCGCACCTCGCAAGAGTCGCCCGTGAGGTAGATGCCGATGCGCTGGGAGCCGGTTATCTCGAAGCCGTCGATGATCGTGTAGTGGCCGTTGTGTTGCCACGTGATGCCCAGGCCCGCGTCGACCAGCTTGGCGCCGTACGGGGTAGCGGAGACGAACGTGATCGGCTGGGACGCCGTGCCGGAGCAGGACGTAACCATGCCGGTGCTGCCCGCCCCGCTCGTGCCGCTGGTGAAGCTGTAGGTGCCATTGGCGACCAAGATGACGTCGCCTGGGTTGGCGACGCTGGCCGCGTGGGCGATGGTAAGGAATGGCGTGGCTGCGCTGGTGCCGCTGTTGCTGTCACTGCCTGTAGTGGACACATACAGGGTCGGAGCTGCACTGCTTGCGCCACCACCGGAACCGGCGCCCGTACCACTACTGCCTCCAGTGCCGCTCGTTCCGTCAGTAGTGCCAACGCCTTCTGCTCCGCGCCGATAAATCTTCGACTGCGGCAGGTTCGGGAAGCCCCTGTAATTCACGACATTGCCGAACCTCTGCTGACACGTTTCGAAGGCCTGATTGCAGCCGGCCTTGATCGTGTAGGCATCGCCGGCAACGACAGCGAACGGCATCGGCAGCATCAGCGTGATGACGCCCGGTGCATAGGCTTTTACTTCCATCGACAGGCCACTATTTGCGCCCGAGTTGAAGGTGATCGTCCCGTGATCGAAGTAGCCGCTTGCATTCGCCGGATGCGCAAGCCCGCCGCTGACGTACGACGAGTACACCTGCAGCGGATCGGTCACGCCGATCGAGCTATCAGCGTTATACGAGCGCGTGTCCAGCGGTATGCTGAAGTGGTCCGCGTCGATGACGCTGATCTGGAACAGCATGCCGTTCACACTGTCGCCGCTGCCGGCGTAGAACACGCCATCTTTCGTTGCGCCGGCCAAGATGCAGCCCACAATATCGGACAGCTGCACGGTTGCATTCGTCGCGAACCCGTGCGCCGGGCATGTCACAACAGCGCTTGCCGCGCGCGATATCCCAGTGATAGCCTTGGCGCCATCCGGCCCCGCTTCGGTGCGGCCGGCGTCGTAGATCACGCTGTTCGTACTGTTCGAACTTCCGACAGTTCCGGTCGCGGTGAAAAGCGTCATGTCGACCTTGCACCGGCCGTCGCCCAGGTCCGCATTGCAGTCCTTCGTCATCAGTCGGACGATGGTACGGGTGTAGGCTTGCATCAGGCCGCGCAACTCCGCGGTGAACTTGATGCGGCCGCCCTTCACTTCGCCGAGCGTGCCCGTGCGCAGAATGTTCTTGCCCATCGTGAGGTCGTTGTAATTGACCTCGAACATCTCGATCGCGGCATAGTCCCAAGCGCCGGAATGGATATCGGCATTGGTGATTGCCGGCGATGCGAGGAAGCCATCGATTTCCAGATTGTCCGGGTTGAGTTCCGCGCTGTTCTCGACGTCGGAATCGAAGTAGCCGACCACCGATTGGTAGGTCACGCCATCGATCACGAGATCGCGGTCCAACTTGGTGGCGGCAACGACCGTCCCGTTCTGCAGCGTCGCCTTCCAGCATGTCGTAAGCGTCGTCACATCGCCGGCGTAGTGATTGCGCAGCGCCGTGCTCAGGTTTTTCACAGGCGGAGCTCCGTAATCGGCAGGCTGAACAGGTGGAAATACACGTCCTTGACGTTGGCGGCGCCGCCAGGCCCATTCGCGGCGATGAACTCGTATCGCAACTGGTCCGTGTCGAACCGCACCGGCGTATCGAACTCGCCAGTCCATGTAAGCGTGGAACCAGACACGCCCGTCACGATGCCCGTCGTCGAATCGACCGTGGCAGTGATCAGGGAGCCCGCGCTGTACACCTTGATTCTGTCGGCGACGGGCTTGACGATCTTGCGTAGGCCAGTGACACCACCGGACGGGTACTGCTTGTACATCTGGTAGCTGCCCGAGACGCCCGGAACCGCAACCAGCACGCCCATGCCGCCATCACGGTAGTCGGCCCAGTCCTTGAAGCGGAACCCCTGCGCCTTGCCCTGCCGCGCGTTGAAGAAGTTCTTCATCGCCTCCAGGTCGCCCGGCATCATGTCGCGCTCGCCGAGTTCCCACTGCCCGAGAGGAAGCGACCAGTTGGCATTGCGGTATTCGCGCCCCGAGTCGACCACGCTGACGGCCGTGGAAAAGGTCGGGCCGCCCACCGTGCGATAGATGATCAGGTTGTCGTCGACCCTGACCTCGGCAAATCCCGTCATCCGTTTCTCCTGGTTGCGCGCTGCACGCCGAGCGACGCCTGCACCGCGATCTGCGACTGCGTTTCGCGGGTCACGTTGCCGGCCACGGTGAAGTTGTTCGTCACATGCGTCGGTGTTTGCCCTCGCCCGCTGCGGATACGCTCGGCGTCATACGCCGGGACGATCATCTCGCCCTCGTGAATCAATGCCGCCATGTCCCGTGGAACACGATTGGTGCCGACGTCGAATTTAGGTAGCAGGTTGACGATGGTGTCCCAGAAACCACCGCCAGAGGCGCCGTTGACCATCGAGATGTCGGCATTGGCGTCGACACCTGCTGAACCACTACCGCCGCCAAACAGGCTGCCGAGAAACCCGCCGCCACCGGACATCGAGCCGCCGCCCATGCCGCCCATGCTCACGCCGCCCTGCCCGAACAGCGACTGGAATAACTGCTTCCCAAGCTGCTCAGCAACCAGTTGGTCAACCACGTTGGCGATGCTGTTACCGAAGTCTTTAAAGGCAGCGCTGGCCGACTTCGAGCCGGAGATGATGTTGCGGAAAAGACCGGTGAAGCTGTTCTCAATGCCGCTGTCCAGGGCGTGCTTGACCCGCGCATCCTCCGGGTTCATCTCGGAGATGGTCGCATTCGCGCGTGCCTGCGCCAGATCGAGCGTCTTTAGGCGCCGATCCTTCTCCGCCTGGGGCGCATCCGAAGACTCGATCAGCGCACGTTCCTTCGCGATCAGTTCGTCGAGTTGACGCGCCTCCTCCTTCCGCAGCTCGAAAATCTTCTGTTCGGCCGTGTACTTGGAAAGGCTGCCGGATTTAACATCGGCATCGATCGCAGCTTCCTTGGTCTGCGTTTCCTCGTGCACCTTCTTGACCGCGTCGCCGTAGTCTTCCCATGCGGCTGTCAGCTTGGCCGTGTCGATGGCCTGCTGTGCGCGGACCGCGTGCTCGTAGTCGCCGCTGCGCAGGTACTCTTCCTGATCCTTCTTGAGCTGTTGGATTTGACGCTCGAGAACCGACTGGTCCCTCTTACCTTCTGCCCGCAACATCTGGGCGTCGAGCTGAAGACCTTTTTCTTTCAACGCATTGAGGTCTTTCTCGCGCTGGACCTCGACCGACTTCACGTTGTCGGCCAGGTCGCGCTTGCGCAGCGTGATCTCGGTATTTGTCCGGTTCACGCCGGCTTTATCGCCCTGACGCTGGTAGGCAGCCTTTTCGCGCTCAAGCTCGGCGATCTGTGCGTTGACGCTCTTTCGGATCGTGGCCAGTTTGTCGTCGTAGTACTCGTCGATAGACAGCTTGTTGGCCTTGTAGAGCTCATCCTCGGCCTTCATGTGGCGGGCGAGTTCGTCCTCTTCGAGGCGCAGGTCGTTCTTGGCGTCGTCGAGGGTCGCGTCGTAGTTCTTGAAGCGCCCGCCCGCCTTGCCGCCGCCGAGGCCGGATGCGCCGGCCTTGTTGTCCTCCAGTTGCTTCGCGATCGCCTTCTCGCGCTTGAGCTTTTCCTCGGTCGCCCTGGCTTGCGGCGACACGTCCTCGCCACGATCCCAGTCGCCCGATGCGCCACCCCGTCTTGCGGCCGGCTGCGGGCCGCCAAAGCCCAATTTGCCCTGTTTCTGTCCGCTCGCGCGGTTATTCGCCTCGACCTGCGCGTCGGCCGCGTCCTTCGACAGGAAGCCGAAATACTCCTTGGTGCGCACCCACATGTTGAGGAACGAGGTCGCGACCTTGTCAGCAAGGGACGAGGCCCAGTCGCCGACCGAATGGCCGAACACCTCCAGCTTCGAGATCCAGTCGCCGAGACCAGCGTCCCAAATCAGCAGCACGATGCCAATCGGGCCGGCCAGGCGCAGCAACCACTTGAGGATCAATGGGATCGCGGCCGCGATGAACCCGCCGACCGTGCTAACCACCGTGCCGAAGCCGCCAAAGGACTCTGCGGTGATGCCGAGGACTGCGCCGAGTGGCCCGAACAGGCGCGTCACGCCGGCGATCAAGAGCGAGACGCTGCCCAGTGCCCCGGACAGACCCAGAATGAAGCCAAACACCGGATGATCCTGACTCAGGTGGCCGAGCACCTCGAGAATCTTGGTGAAGCCCTCCAGCAGCGGGTTCAGGACCGGCAGGAGCGTAGTTCCGATCGCGATCGCGAGGTCATTGATCGCCTTGTGGAAGCGCTCCCAGTTCGCTGCGGACAGCTTTTCGCCGTTCTTGACCTGCTCATCCTTGCCGGCGGCCTGGTTGATGTTGGCCGCGTCCTTCTCGATCAGGTCCTTCTTCGACAGCAACTGGAATGCCGCCTCTGCCGCGTTCCGGTTCGGAAACAGCACGTCGGTTTTTGCCTTGACAGCCGTCAGGTCGTCCATGTTCACGCCGGCGGCAACCAGCGCCGGGCGGAGATACTCGTCCACCCAGCGCTTGAAGTTCTTGCCAACGATGTCCGTGCCCGCAATGGCGCCGGCCTGAATGCTCGTCACGCGGTTCGTGTTCGCATTGATGTTGACCTTTTCCGGGTCGACAAGGCCGAGTTTCAGCCACTCGTCGCGGTTCTTGGTCGTGATCGCGTTTGCCTTCGAGATGCTGTTGACGAACGAGGTCAGCATCGTGCCGATGGTTCCACCAGTGCCGCCGCCGCGTGAATCCTGCTCAATCATCGCGGCGAACGTCACCAGCGCCTCGTCGTCCATCGTGCGGCCGAGACCGCCTTTGGCGTACGTCAGGTTGCCGAACAAGTTGTTCGGGTTCACTCGACCCTGCGTCGCGGCGACGATCTTCGTCACGAGATCCTGCTGCGCAGCCATGGCGGCCGGGTCCATCGTCACGCCGCGGCCTTCGAGGAACTTGGCGAAGTTCAGCGTGCCCTGCTCGTCGAGCTTTTTACCACTCGGCATCGACAGGTTGATGGCGAAGACAGACTCCGCGAAGCCTTTCAGGCCCGTTGCTGCCTCGTGCGCGCTGCCGGTGGCGTTGCGAAGGTCAATCGCCATCTCCAACAGTTCGTTTTGATCGAACTGGTGAAAGTCGCGGCCGGTCTGGCGTACTGATTGGTGGATCGCGTCCGACTCATCCGGGCGCAGGTTCATGTTTCGCAGGCGGTTGTCGGTGCGCTCGTACTCGGCGGCGTCCTGTACAGCGGTTTTCAGGCCCTTTTCGATCTTGAAGGCGGCCCACAGTTCACCCATGCCGCGGATCGAGGCAGCGAGCGCGTTCACGTGCGTGCCTGCGCCCTGCGCGCCGGTGCCGACCGCATTCATTGCGGCGCCGGCTTCCGCGCTGGCCGCAACTGCAGCGCCGCCAACGCCAGCAAGGCCGGTAGTCGTCAAGCTGAGTTGACCAACAATGCGCTCGAGCGACAGCGACAGCGCCGCCATCGTCGTTTCCAGGCGCGCGGTCTCGCCGGCAGCCGTGCCGGCTTGCGTGCCAACGGCGCCGAGCTCAGTGGCCGCGCCGGCGGAATTGGTCTTGATCAGGCCGAGCGACGCGCTGAGCGCATCCATGCTGCCGGAAAGGCCCGCCAGGCGCGACGAGACGCCTGCCACCGCAGATTGCAACGCGTCAAGCGTCGAGATGAACGCTCGCACCGGAGCACTGGCCGTATCGACCAGGTTCAGGCGCATTTCGATGTTCACGGAACCCATGGGCGCTCACTTGGTTATGTTACATTTACGACAATGCGGCAACTCTTCGCCAATCTGGCTGGATCGTGCGCGCTTGCCTTGCTTCTCTTGGGGGTAGGCTGGTTTGTCTCGCGCATACCGTGGGAGGACACAGCCGTGATGGCCGTCGTGATTTTCCTGGCATGGCGTTCGATGCGCGGCCAGGCGCTGCGCCGCGACTCGATGCTGCGCGCGTCGGACGTATCAGCCCTCTCGCCGCTCGCCTACGAGGATTACTGCGCCGTGGTACTGCGCGACGCCGGCTGGCGGGCGCATACGACTCCGCTACAGGACCAAGGCGTCGATGTCGTCGCGGTCCTGCGCGGTACGAAAGTGGTAATCCAGTGCAAGAAGTACGCGCACCCGGTCGGCAACCATGCTGTGCAGGAGGTTGTCGCGGGGCGTCTACACTACGGCGCTCACGTGGCTGTCGTCGTCAGCCCGGCACCCTATACACGGTCCGCGCAGGCGCTTGCTGCCAGCACGCAGGTGCTGCTGCTTCACCATGACCAACTTGGCCAGCTGGAGAGGCTGGCGCAGGTCCCGAAGAAGCGTTAGAACTTCCTGTTTTTAACGTCCATGATTTTGCACGCGCCTCTTATTGTCAAGACACGCTTAAGCTCATCCGCGCTTTGGAGCCTTTCCCTCCCACTTTCTGAAAGCCTCGCTGTGTACGTCCGCGTAAAGGTCAGGTTGGCTCGATCGATTGTGTAGGCGATTACTCTCTCGGTGATGCTCGCATCGCCATCTTCGTGCTTGTAGCCGACCTCGCGAGCAGTGAAAAACCCCTCGGCATTGAACGCTGATCCATCCGCATCCGTGTGCGTGATAGTCCCGTTGGCTTCGTCGATTTTTACGGAAAAGCGGAACTCACGTGCCGCGCCTGGTGGCGGATTCTCATATTTCTTGACGCAATCCAGATAAACTGGAGCGGCAACAGCGCCGCCAGCCAGGGCAAGAAGTGCCGCCACGGTAATTGCTCGCATCACTTACCTCGCGTTAGTGAATTGGCAAGTAAACTACTACGGCAGATTCGTCCGCGCATCAGCTTTTTGTACTGTTTTCAGCCACCGGTGAGAGTCTTGATCGCCTCGTTGATCTTGTCGCCCTCCGCATTCGCCGCCATCCAGCCGTGCGCCAAGCGCTGCGCCGCCTCTTCCCGCTCAAGCACGCTGGCCTCACGCAGGAACAGCTTGATCTGGCTCAGGGTGTACCCGGGGATGTCGCCCCATCGGTGGCCGGCGCGGATGAGGCGGGCGACGACGGCGCCCCAGTCCCATTCACGGCTTGCGTGAGGCGCTGCAGCACGGGAGACATCCGCTGGACGAAAAAATCCCGGTTCACCTGGATGACGGCCGCCATCAGCGCCAAGCCCTCGTCGGCCGGCAGCGTGTCGAACCACGACCGCGCCTTTTTCGCGGCCAGGCACAGAAGTTCGATCAGATCCTCGCCGCCCACCGAGGCGATCACGATCAGGTCACCCCCTTCGATCACGTCCTTGATCGACGCGAAGCACTTGGCGACCTTGGGCAACTGGCCGAAGGCGAACGGGGAAACCTTGATGGTCTCCCCGCCGGCGACGACCTCTTGGCCCGGGAACAGGGCTTTCAGGTCTTCAGACAAAATTCACCTCCATATTTGCATTCTGATTCAACGCTGCTTTTGCGCGTCGCGTTTCCCATCCTTTACGAAGAATGGCGCTCCGTTCTTCTGGGGTTTTTATGGTCCATCTCTTCTCTATCTGCTCGGGCGTCAATTTCTTGCCGACTTTCGCGGCCCTAATCTTTTCGCGTGTTTCCAGCGACCGCACAGCCCCTAACGAGTTGCGTTTGCCGATGGCGCTAGCACTTAGCTTCGCTCGCCACTCCTGCGAAAACTCTCGCCCCTTTTGAGCCTCACTCATCTTCTTCCGCGCTTCAAGGCTTAATGGCACGCCTTTTTTGGACTCGCTCATTTTCTTGAGAGAAGCCTCGCTGCGCTTTCGTCCAACCTGCGCAGCGGCCAGCTTTGCGCGAGCCGCTTTTGCAGCTTCACTTGTTTTGTGCTTGATGCTGAGTTTTGCTCGTGTTTCAGGCGAACACGGAACGCCAACACGAGCCTCGTAATGAAGTCGCCGCAACCATCCGTACGTCTTGTTCTTCGTTCGATTGACCGACCTGTTCGTCACCATCATGGCGGCAGCTTTAACCAGCCCTTTGATGTGTGGATAAAGCTTTACCAACAACTGATGCGCCACGAAATGCTCTTCTGGCGTTAAATCAACACGATTTGATTTCGCATTTGATCCGCCCATGCAGCGCGGGATAATGTGGTGCGATTCTGTTTTTGCATCGAACTTTCGCAATCTGGCTCGCTCGATTAATGAGTCGTAATGCTTTTGATAATTCACGGACAACCTCACACGGCTGATATGGAAGATGCGGGCTATTCGGTGGTGTGACACCGAAATGGCTGGCCGGCCTTTTCGCCCGCTTTTCCAGTTTACCTTTGAATCTCGAAAAACCTTGCTATTGCCACTAGATAGTCCTAGCTTTTTACGATTTGGAAGAACTGGGACAGTGGCGAGTCAGCCGTAGGCAGCGGTCGCGCTTGGTCTTGTAACAGCATGCCATCGAGCTCAAACACCATGTGTTTGCGCTCCAACAGGCTGATGGTCTTCGCCATATCCGGCGCCCACTGGTAGCACTCGACCTTGACCGGCTGGTTCGAGTTGGCCGTGTTGATACCCAGCAGCAGGACCGAGAACACGGGCTGGTTCTTGGTGAACGCCTCGACCTTGCCGCTGTAGGCGTCATAGGTGTACGAGGCCGTCGTCGTCATCGGGAAGGTCGCGGTCGACGTTGGCAGGATCGTCACGGCGCCCAGGCGCTCATCGACGGTGAAGTCCACGTCTGCCGTCAGGCCGGCGATCGCCACGCTCGACACGCCCGGGTGAGCCAGCGGCGCTACCGAATCAGCATACAGGGTAATCGCCTCACCCGACACGGTGCCGCCGGCCTGCGCACCCGACTGCGTGCCCCAGATTGCGCGCTCCCAGTTGTCCAGCTTGATGTTCAGCATGCGCATCTTGACAGAGATCGAGGTCTCGGTCGGGATGTGCGCCGCGGTCAGACCCAGGCCGGTCTGGCTCTCGTTGATGTCCTCGAACTTCTGCTTCGGGTCGATCGTGAACATGTCGGCGTCGCCCACGGGCTTGTAGCCGCCAGTCAGCGCGCCGTTCATGACGCGCGGAGCGAGGAACAGCTGCCCCTGGAACAGGCCGTAGGAATTGTCGTTGTATGCCATGGTGATTTACCTTTCGAGGGGAGTTGATTAGGCGGCCGAGATATCGCGGTCGGTCTTGGCGACGATCTTGATGACGTTGCCGGACGTGCCGCCCGAGGTCACCGTGATGCCGGTCACGTCGACGAACACCTTGGTGACGTCGGACAGGTTCGTTTCCGTGCCGTCGGTCAGCGTGGCGATTGAGACCGTCAGCATCGCGGTCGTGCCGTCGAACTTCTTGCCGGTGATCGACAGTGCGGTCGTTGCCGTCAGCGCGCCGACGTTCTTGGCCACCAGCTTGGCGCCGGAATACTTCGTCTTGTCGATCGCGGCCAGGTGCGTGTAGGTGCCGGTCGTGGCGCCGGTGACGTTCACGCGGGCGATGTCCAGATCGGCGCCGATGAACACGTTCTTGGCCGACAGCGTCTTGAGGTGATCGGTGAAAGCCGCATGGAAGCGCAGCGTCGGGCCCGAGGCGTTCAGCGTCGACAGGTAGGCGTCGAGGTTCGCTGCAGCTGCGTAACGCTTCACGTGGGTATCCAGCGCCTTGATCATTGCGCTGATGCCCGGGATGCCGAGCAGGAAACCGGTCGGCACGACGGGATGCGACTCGTCCAGGTCGCGCGCCGCCGGCAGCAGGTCGGCCGTCACGGCTTCGTCGTTCGAATCGAGCAGGTACTGCGCGATGCTGCCGGAGCCGGACAGGACCGCGTTGCTTGCAGCGTCGAGGCCGGCGGTGAACGAACTGTCGAACGCCGGATCGCCGACCGACATGGCGGCAAAGCGTGCGAGCTTGTCGCCGATGGCCTGCAGATCGTTATTGCTGATGAGGGGCATAATATTTCCTTGTTGAGAGAATCCCGCTCACCGCGGGCAGGTTGCTGCTACATGAAAGCGTCGAGCGTGTAGTGCTGTTCGTAGGCGAGGCGGTCCGGGTAAACCATGGCGAGCTTCTGGCCGATGTATCGCCAGCGATTGCCGGAGGGGGCAGCTTGGCCGTTGTTGCGGACCGCGGCGATCACGGATTCCAGTAGCGGGTATTGAGTGGTCAGCAGGTCGTCCTGGCTGATGTACGGCACGTAGATCACAACGGAAAAAACCTGCTGCACGTTCTCGCCGCTCGGGATCAAGCCGCCGCGCCCGCCGGACTGAGAAGTGCCGTAAGGCGATTCGTCGACCTGATCCTTGCCGAACATGATCCATGCCGCCGGCAGTGGAATCTTGGTCAATGCAGGGTCGGCGCCGCGGCCGCCGAGCGCCAAGCCGGCGGAATTCGCCAAGGCGGGAACCGACGTCACGCGCGCGACGAGGTCGGCTGCGTTTTCAGAGATCATGCTTGCGATTCCTTTCCGGCGTGCCCGGCGTGTTCTCGGCGATTTGCTGATCGGAGGCGCGCTTGTTCAGCGTCGCGCGAACGATGAAGTCCGCGACGTCGTCGGGCAGTTCGACGACCTCGCCCGCCTTGTGCTTGATGGTCTTGCCGTCGCGATGTTCGGTGTGATCGAGGTACAGACGCACCGTTTTCACAGCAGCGCCTCGATGAACTGGACCGCGGAGAACTCCACGCCGGCGATATCCTCGTCGGACCAGCCCATGAACGGGCGCGCGGCCATGCGTTCCGTACCGTCCTGCAGGTAGCCCGCATATGGCACTTCGCTGCTCACCGAGACGCCGTCCGGGGCCGAGTGAAACTTGATTGAATTGAGCAGCGTTCCGTCGTCCCACAACAGGCCCTGGGCCGCGTTACCCTTCTTCGTGCGGTACTTCTCGGTCCTCGGCATCCACGGCGACCACGCTGCGTTGTCCGGATCCTGCTTGGACTGCTGGATGCGATGCTGCACGCTTTGCTGTGCCTGTTGGCCGACCTTCGCCATCCACGGCGACATGTTGAGCGAGGCGAGGCGGTTCAGGCATGCCAGCGCCTGCGCCAGATCCATGGTCATCGTCATATCGTGATCAACCGTAAGTGCGCGACGTAGCCGATGCTGGTGAAATCTGGCGCGTCGACGATGTATCGGATGCCGTTCTCGTCCTGCACGACGTCATCCTGCTTCAGCGTGCCTTCGGGCAGCGGAATGAACGTGGTCCAGTGCGTAATCGCCTGCCCCATCGTGGTCGCGTACTGCGACTGTTTGATATCCTCGCGCTTGAACTGCATGAAACACGGGATATCGGTCGCGTAGTACTCGACGGTCTGGTCGCCGCCGTCGTACGAGCCGCGGCCGATCGAGATCACGTGATTCGTTTCCACCGCCTGGATCGGCAGGTTCGGCTGCATGTCGCCGATGTAGAACGTGCCGACCGGCCCGATCAGGATGTCGCGCGGCTGCAGCACCCGGCCGTCGGCGTAGCAGTACCACACCGGCTGCTGGTACTTGTTCGGGATCGCGAACTTCTTCTCGGCTGCGAGTGCGACCGGGATGCGCGCGATCTTGTAGATGTCGTCCGTGACCGCGATCGGCTCGTCGAATCGGTAGACGTCGTACATCGAGCCCTGGCGCGCCGCGAGCTTTGCATAGCCTGCGTAGATCAAGCCCTGCAGGCGGTCACCGTTCATCATGGGTGTAACTCCAGTGTATCGATGCCGTTGCCGCAGCCGGTGCACAGACGCGACGCAATCTCGACGGCTTTCGTGGCGTCATGGCCAAGCATCATCACAGCCAACGCGGCTTCACGACCGGATCCAAGCGCATAGATTTCGTTCTCAAAGCGAAGCGGATACGGCCCGCACTCGTACACCAGAATCTCCCCGGCGAGCGTGATGTGCATCAGGCGCGTCGGGTTGCTCGCGTCGCGGTTCCCAGAGGGGAAATCCGCCGGATTTGCTCCCGCATCAAACCATGCGAGCAATTCTCGGCCCATAGACGCGTTGCCGGCAAATGCCAGCAGTCCGTTATCGCGCCGGTGAATCTTGGTCGTGCGCGAAGCCTTTACCCAAGCGTCGCTCGCCTCTTTGTCAGCCGCGAGCGTTTTGCCGTCCCACGCGATGACGGTCATGCGCGCACCAGATTCAAGCCGCCACCGCCACCAAGTTCCGGGCCCGGCTTGAAGCCGAGGAACGCGCACATGCGGCGCCGCACCGAGTCGAACAGGCGCTCACGATCGGCCTGCTCGTTGGTGTTGCGCTCCCACACGGCGGCCTTGTTTGTGTCGAGGTTGTCGCCGACGCTCAGGATGGCAGCTTCCAGGGTTGCGAGAGGCGTCAGGTAGACGCTCACCAGCACAGATTCCTCGCTGTCGGTCAGGTTCGCCAGCTTCTCCGTGATCGACACGGGAAAGTACGAGCGATTCCACGCCACCGTGTAAATGGTGTCCGGATAGCCCGCGTTCAGCGTCGGATATCCCATCCAACGGCGAACGTCGACCTTTTGTGCGTCGGTGAGCATGGCGGTGCCTTATTCAGCGTCGTGCTTCGTTTCCGTGTCAGCTGCGTCGCTGGACGCAGCGGCTTCCGGTTCGGGGATGGGGAACTCGTCGACTTGGTGCGCGTCCGGATAGGCTTCCATCACAGCCGGGAAATCGCCTTTGACGAACACGACGTCGAAATCCTCGCGCTGGTCATCCGTGAACAGGCTGCCGTCGCGGATGCGGACGACGCACGGCTCTTGCGCGCGCAGATGGTCGGCGTAAGCACGGGCCTGCGCCCAGTCGTTCGATGCATAGATGCCAATGTTGTATCGCATGGTTTTCCTTTGAAGCTGGCCCGCAGGGTCGCCGCGGGCCAGCGCGGTGACGGGCGATTAGCCCGAGATGCAGACGCAGCCGGCGAAGTCCTTGTTGGACGTCGCGCTCTGGTCCCAGTTGGAGAACGTGCCCAGGGCCGTCGAGTTCGGGTTCGCGCCGCCGTTGGTGGTGTCCCACTTGGCGCCCTTGATCGCCAGGTTGTAGGCGAACTCACCCTGCATGCGCGACACGAGGTTTTCCAGGCCGGTGACGGTGTCCAGCACGACGGTCTGCTCTTCGCTGTTGATCATGTCGATACCTGCCTCGACCAGACCCAGCGTGCGATACAGGTTCGGCGTGCCGGCGACGACCAGCGACGGCGAGTCGGTCACGTACACCGGACGGTTCAGGGTCAGCGGCATCGCGGCCTGGATCACGCCGTAGGCGGCGTCCGAGCCGTTGTTCGCGGCTGCGACCTGGTACTGGATCAGGTCGAAATAGACCTTCGAGTGCATGACCCATGCCTTGACCTTGCTCGATGCGTCGCCCATCGTCGCCAGCAGGTTGATCAGCGCCGCCGTGGTCATCGTGCCGTTCGAGGCAATCGTGTACAGGTTCGCACCCGATGCAGCACCTTCCAGGAAGGTCCGAGCCGCGAGCAGCGCGGTATTCAGCATCTCGCCCTCGATGTCCTTGGCGATCATCGAGCCCAGGTAGCGCGAGAAGCCTTGCGCGCCGTCGACGTCGAAGTCGGTCTGGAACGGCAGCGCGGCCTTTTTCCATGCGTCGAGCGTCTGCGCGATCGGGCCGATCTTGCGGTTCAGCTTGACGCTGATGTTCTCGTCCATCGGCACGGCCAGGTCCGTCGCTGCGGTCACGACGGTCGTGTCGCGGCGGCTGACGGTGCCGCTGATCTTCTTGATGAAGCTCTGCAGTTCGAAGTCGCCCTTGATGGCGCGGCCGCTGACACGGATGCCGACGCTGTTCAGTGCCGAGGTGTCCTGCGTCAGAGTTTCGACCAGCCCACCGAAGAACTGCTCGTTATAAATCTTGAAATCGCTTGCCTTACCGATAGCCATGATGCTGACCTTTCAGTGTTGCCCCATGCGGGGCGTTGTTGGTTAGTCCGACTGCGCGTGATAGCGCGCCGCCGCCTTCGTATAGGCGATGTCATCGGCGTAGTCCTTGCGCTCCGGGGCTTTGCCCTTCTTCGGTGCGCCTTTGTCGCCGTTGCTGCCAGGTGCGTTGCTGCCCTGGGCCTTGGGCCACAGGTGCGGTGCGGTTTCCCGCAAGGATTCAGCCCATTCCATCGGCGTGAGCGGCGTTTTGCCGTCCTTGCCGAGCACGATCTCGTCGCCGTTCATCGCGACCGGCTCGCCGTCGTCGTTCAGGCGCCACAGGTTCTGGCCACGCAAGACGATGTCGTCGAGCGCTTCCGGATACGCGCCGGATTTCAGGCCGGCGTCCTTGATGGCAGCCGACAGGGTGCGGGCGGCCAACTTCGAAGCCTTCGATTCGGCGCGCTCGTACTTTTCCTGCTCGGCTTTCAGTGCCTTCGCGTTCTCCGCCTGCATCCGCTCGGTGCGCTTGTTGAGCACCTCGTCGATCTTGCCCGACTTGATCAGGCCCGCTTCCTCGTCGTCGGCGAATTTCGCCAGGATGGTGCGCACGGCGTCCGGATCGATGCCGTCGTAGCGCTTCAGGTCGTCGCTGGCGGCTTTGAATTTGCCGAGCAATTCGCTGTTCTTGGCCTTGAGCCCGGAAACAGCATCGCCGACCCGGGCGTCGATGATTGCTTGCAGCTCGGGCGTGATCGTGACGCTGCCGCCGCTGCCGCCAGAACCGCCATCGTCGCCGGCTTCGTTACGGAGAAAGTGCTTACGAATGAACATGTGTTATCCCCTTGGGATGGTTATTGACTGGCACCTTGTGCCGATGGAACCCCCGGCTATCGAGGGTGGAAAATCATTGGGCCGCGGCCGAGTCCTTCTTCGCCGTCGTCGCGGCTGGAGTCGGTGCGGGCGGCGGCGATTTCTTGAGGTCCGCGTCGATTTGTTCGTCGGTGCGCTCGGGATCGATCGTTCCCTGGCGCCGGAAGTAGCTGCGCACGTCCTCTTTCGCCATTAGCCCTTGCTGCCATGCGCCGACCAGCGCAGAAATCGTCAGCGGGTCGTTGGAGACAGTCGTGAAGTCCTGATTGATCTCGAACAGGTCTTCGCCTTCGGGAAGCGTCATATCGAGGTAGCGGGCGCAGGAACGAATCGAGCGCTGATAAGCCTCGCTCACGTTCGACACGCACAGGGCGAGGATGGAAGTCGAAGCCTCGCGCTCGCCCTCGGACTGCGTTGCGGTCTTCACAGCCGACTTTTTGTCGATCAAGCGAGCGCCGAGAGCTACCATCTGCTCCTCTTTGTGCTCCATCGCCTCCTTGGCAACCATGTTCGGCTGGGCTTGCGCGAATCCGCATGCGCCTTCGACCGGGAGTAGCATCGGCTTACGCGCGCCGATGTACATACCTTGCTTTTCTAGGTGATCGCGCCACTCTTCCGTCAGGCCGGATATCCAGAACTGGGACTGGCCGTGCATGAAGGCCGCATCTTCGTAATCGGCCGAGTTGCGGAAGTGGGCAAGATTGACCTTGGCAAGCCCGTAGAGCGGGCTGTCGTCGATCGCCGAGTCGTTGTTCTGGCTGTTGGTGAACTCGAACGGAATGTAATCGAACGGCGCACCGGAAGATCGCAGCACGAGTTCGTCGACCAAATTCCCGTCGGCGTCCTCGACTTGGACGATCTGCGGCTTGTCCGCATCATCCAGGCGCCATAAGCGGCACGTCGCATACCCCTGCGCGTTCAGGAACAACTCGCGCCACTGCGGAACCGTGCGGGTCGCGTATTCGTCGACTTCTTGCGCATCCTCACGCAGCACAACGAGCGACAGGACGGTCTTACCGCCCACCACTGTCGGACGCCAGTTGATGATGTCTTCGGCTAGATACGGCTTGATGACAGGGCGCTTGAGATTGCTGCTGTAGTCCGTGTACAGACCATGTCGCCCCGGGCCGAGCACGTTCGCAAGCGTGGCCTGTGCCTGCTGGTAGATGCTGATCCCTGCGCCATCTGCATCGGTGAGCAGATATTTCAGCTTGTCGGGCAGGTTGTGCTTTGGCTGATGCCGGAATGCCAGACCGATCAAGCCCGCCAGGGTGAAACCTGTCGCTGCATACAGAACGGCACGCTCGCGGTACGCCCGGTTTCGCTCGACATTCTCCTCCGAGGTGTCGCTCTTGTTCAGGTACGGCAGGTAGTCGCCCTTGCGCAGCGCCTGGTCGCCAGAGCAAACGTCGCGCACGACCTTCCACCGCTCGAGCACTTCCGCCGGGATGCGGTTGTAAGTGATGTCGTTATCGGCCATGGATTCGGTCAGTTCGTTGCACTTCGCAGGTTCATGCTCATTGCTGGGCGTGTCATGATCGGCCAGCGCTTCACCAGAAAATATCCAACGGCATCGGGCGGGTGATCGTGCCCGGTCGATTTATCTGGCTCGCCGTTGTTGTCGTACGCCTGCTGTTCGAACGCCTCCGTCAGCACCGGGCAGGCATCCGTGTTCACCTTCCAGCGCCGTTCCCCGGTGTCGTTCAGGATCAAGGCATTCACCGCGTTGACGCGGTCGCGCACAGCCGGGTTTGTCGAGTTCACGACGACCGTGAATCCAGCCTGGCGCAGGATCGACAGGTCGGATTCGCTCGCGTTCTTGCTGCTCGTGTTTTGCCCGCTGGCGTCCGGATAAATCACCACCGCGTGGCCCTTGTCCTTGAAGCGATCTTTGAGCATGCGCGCCATCGTGGGCGTATCGCGCACCTTCGTCAGTTCATCGAGCGTCAGCGGCAGGTCGTCGCGCACGACGTTGATCGCCGCCGTCATGTTCAGCACGTTGAAGTCCATGCCGACGTGCAGCGCCTCGCCTTCGCGTATGCGTTCAGGCGTGTGATTCAACGCGCGGTCGAAGTTCGGATAGACGCTGCCGCTTGCCAGGTTGCAGAACTGGCCGCGGATATAGGCCTCGATCAGCTGCGGCGGGTAACTCTGTCGCAGCGAATCGATATAGTCGTCAGGTAGGTTCTTGGCGTTGTCGTACGTGCTCGCCTGGACCAGACCATAGAGCTTGGTCAGCTCCGGTCGCTCGCGCAGGGCCTTGACGAACTGCTGATAGACGAACTTGAAGCCCTCGGGCGTGGTCGTGACGTCGATCTGATTGCGCAGGCCGTCGACGTTGTAGCGCATGCGGGCGATGATCTTGCGCCATGCGATTGCCGCCTTGACCGCCTTCATCACGTCCAGCTCGTCGATCAGTGCCTTGCCGATCTTGAAGCCGACGATGTCGCCCGGCTTCTCCATCGAACGGCACAGCACCGTCGTGCGGTAGCGCGCGCCGGAAAACAGGTGCACTTCCTTGTTCGACTCATGGATCTTGGTCGTCAGCCCCCACTCGTAGGCCACTTCCTCCATCGTCGGATAGAAGATGTCGCGAATCTGGGCGTAGGTCGGCGCGAAGTAGCCGGCGTTGACCTTGGGCCATTCCCAAGCGTGCTGGCACAGCGCGGAGCTACCGACCCACGTCTTGCCGCTGCCGAATCCTGCAACGAATGCGCGGAACTTACGATCGAGAGCGAGGAAGCGCGCCTGCGGCCTATTCAGCTTCGGGGCGACTTGCATCTTCCACCTGGACCACGATCGTCACGGGCTGCACGTCATCGTCCTGCATCGCAGCCTTGACCATTTCCTTGTTGGCGCTCAGCAGGTTGATCGCAATCGTGCTCGACTCGTTTGCAAGGCGCGTCAATGCGGAGATGCCCTTGAGCGATTCCATTGATTCAGCCCTGAGCGGGTCGGCATCATCGATCCTTGCCACCTGGGCATTTGCGATGCCGGACAGCCGGTGCGCGGTAGCTGCGCCGAACCTCGCGGCGCCGGCGAGGTGCGTCGATATCTCTTTCAGTTCGTCAGCCAAAGTGCGCGCACTTATTTGCGCACTTATCGGGAGCGCCGAAAACGCCGTTTCCGCTGCAACCAATTGATTTGCAACGTCTTTTATTTGTTTCGTTTGCGCACCAAAGCGCTTGCGAATCGCCGCTTCCGAGACACCGAATTCGCGAGCTAGGACTCGGCCGGCCTCGCCCTTCAGTAGCCGCTCACCAATCTGCTGCCACTGCTTATCTGTCAGCGCTGATTTGCGGCCCATATACAGTACCCGTTATCGTGTGCGACGCCCCTTGCATCACGGTTGTGACTCAAGCTCTCGCTCAAGCGCCTGCATCACCCTGCGCATCTCCCCGGGCATCAGCCGGCGCACGACGTGCACGTTGCCCACTTCGAAGACGCCGGCCTTGTCGATGCGCTCCAGGCGGAGGCGTTCGTCGCCCGTGCCGCGGTGCTCGTCGAGGATGCGCTCGCCCCATGTGTCCAGCCAGTCCTTGAACGTCAGCCGGTAAGCGATGCCGCGCTTCTCGGCGTTGCGCTTGTTCTGTAGGTAGAGGGCGTACAGGTTGTCGAGGTCCATGACGGCGCCCTTGCGCGCTACTTCTTCGGGCGAATCAGCATGGCGGTCGAGTGCGGGACCAGCTGCGCGAGTTCCGGCAGGCGGCTCCATGACTTGCCGTAGCCGAGCGCGCGCAGGATCTCGTGCGCCTCTTCGGCTTCCACCAGGCGCTGGCAGATGCGGTCCAGAGTCGCGATGTCTTCCACGGCGACTGGCTTTCTGCCTACGACTGCGTGGATGACCTGAGCACGGTATGCGTCGATGGGGCCGCTCATGTCGTCGACCGCAGCACGATTCGATCCTGCTCCAGCTGGACGAGGACCATCAGCCAGACGCGCTCAGCTTCGATGGTCATGTACATGGCGCGCCCAAAAGAGTACTCAATAATGCTTACTTTTCTCTTGACTTGGTAAACGTTTTTGTTTACCATAGATTCATGGTCAACGAGAGAAGGAGGTGTGGTGAAGCAGAGTGAGTTCGTGAGGTGGTTAGCCCGTCAAGGCGCCACCTTCACCGAAGGGAAGGAGCACATGATTGCTCATCTCAACGGTGAAAAGGCCCCGATTCCCCGGCATCCAAGCAAGGAACTGAAACGAGGAACGGTGAACGGGATTCTGAAGCGACTGAAACTGAAATAAGGAGGGAGCCCCGAAAGGGGTTCCCGCTCTGCTTGCCACACCTCCGCAGCACGAACTACGAAAGGAAGCACATGAAATATCCAGCCACTTTTACGCCGGCCGAGGAAGGCGGATTCGTCATCACCTTCCGCGACATCCCCGAAGCGATCAGCCAGGGCGACGACGAGGCCGAGGCGCTCCATATGGCCGCCGATGTTCTTCTGACGGTCATGGACTTCTACTTCGAGGATCGCCGCCCGGTTCCGATGCCGTCAGAGCAGTTGGAAGGCGAACGCATGATTCCGTTGCCGTTGAGTGCGGCCTCGAAGGTCTTGCTTCTCAACGAGATGCTGTCTCAGGACATCGGGCCGTCTGAGCTGGCGCGCCGCATGGGCACATCCAAGCAGGAGGCGAACCGCCTTACCGACTTGAAGCACGCGACCAAGATCGATCGCATCGCGGACGCCATGACAGCGCTCGGGCGCGAACTCGATCTGGTCGTGCGCTGAAATAAAAAAGCCGCGAGCGCATTTCTGCGGCAGGCGGCAAGCCAGAACCAGGGAGGTTCCTGAAGAGACACGTGACTGGGCCGATGATCTTACCGGCCCGGCGGAATCAGACGCCGTGATTCGGCGTCGGGGTCGGGCCATCCTGCGGCGACGACACCGGCAGGTCCAGCGGCTGCACCGGGGTCATGTAGTCGGTCAGGAACTTGCGCGCCTTGTCGGTGATGGCGCGCAGGCGGGCCGAGTCCTGCTTGATCGGCAGGCCGGAGCCGACGCGCGCGCTCTGGCTGTTGGTCAGCTCGCGGCGAGTCAGGACGAACAGGCGGGTCAGGTCTTCCAGGTCTTCGTTTTCCAGCGCAGGGACGACCGGCGGCAGTTCCAGGACGTATTGCAGGCCCTTGGTCTCCGGGAGGTCGAGTTGCGATTCGGCCAGCACCCAATCGTGGTACTTGTCGATCGAGTCCAGGTAGCTCGCCAGGCGCGCCATGTCGAAGCTGTTGGTCAGACTGACGCCCGAGCTCTGGCTGCCGATCAATTCGCAGATGAAGCGGTTCAGGCGATTGTAGAGGCCGACCACGTCGTGGTTGTACACGACCGTGGGTTGATTCGGGTCGGCGGCAAACTGGATGCCGGTGCTGGTGGTATCTGCCATGATATGAATTCCTGTGTAGACGGGCAAAAAAAATGCCCGTCCGTCCTCTTGTGAGGACGACGGGCTGAATCCAATCCCTGATTGGAACTGGAGGAGACGTTTTGTGGCGGCCGGTGCTGGCTGGCGTTCCGGCGATGTGCTGTTTATCCCGAAGTTACACAGCGCGCATCAGCTAATGCGCAAACACCACACAAAGCCCGCAGCCATCATCCGCACACGTGGAACGTGCTTGTCAGGCTTAGGCTTTGTGTGGTCGCCGGTTGAGCCGGCGAAGCTATCGATTAGTTGCGAATGCCAAAAACAAAAAAACCCGCTGTCCTTTCGGGGCGGGTTTCGGTGGCCGCATGCGCTTTGTGCGCAATCTCGACCACTAGCAGCCACATCATAATTCATTCCTACAACATCCGCAACGGAAATCTTCAGATTAGGAAACCCTTTCCCCGCATGAATTCGATAGGGTCTTTCGCATGCTTCTGGTTGTTACATTTTTGGGTCAATAGTTGCATGTTTGCATCCTCGTTCCGTCCGCCACGAGCAATTGGAACGATGTGATCGAGATGCGCTGCACGCGTCAACCGTTCGCCGCAGCAAGCGCATCTACCCTTTTGCAGTGCAAATAGCTTATCAAAGAGATCGGGCGAAAGCTCGCCTCCTGCCTGCGCGACCCTGGCGCGCCTGTTGTGCATCTGTATCCTGCATCGCTCAGGATTGTTCGCTCGCCATTCCGCACTCGTCTTATTGAGCTTTTCTTTATTGGCAAGATGGTAGTCGGCCCGCTTCTTTCGTATGCGCTCCTTGTTCATAGCCCTGTATTCGGCAGCCTTGGCATCGTAATGCTCTTTGTTATTAGCCTTCCAAATGTTGTTCTTTGCGCGGACCTTTTCCTTGTTGCGGGCTATGTATGCCCTCGCACTTGCCCTCTTACACGGCAGACATGGGCCCTCCTTCGGCTGCCCGCATCGCGGACAGATTGGGCTTGATTTAGCACCCATTAAAGTACCTCTTTGTGTCAACATTTTTCATCATTTTTTGCGTCAACATCTGCTCCGCCTCAAGTAGCGCATCCGGTAGCGACAGATGAGGGAACCGCCACACCGTTGCAATGCCGAAGGCGCGGAAGACCGCCCACCGATTCACTGACGGAAGGTCATGCACCATCGCCTCCACGGCCTCCCCTGTCCGCATGAATTCCTTGACGTCCTGGGGGTGAGACCATCCGCCGGACTCCTTGCGGTCGGCGAGCGTATTCCAGCGCGCCCAGATCTTCATCACGGTGACGAACGGGGTATCGGCCTTCGGCGCCTCTTCCACCATGATTTTCTCGACAGCGGTCATGCAGCCTCCTTGGCAATAGTCGAAACACGGGACCAGAATTCGGCCAGATAGGTCGCCTCCTGCGCACTCAGGATGACGACGGTCTGGTCATCGCGGCGCAGTTCCACGGTTCCATCGGACCACAGGCCGCACCGAAGCGCGGGCTGTTTGACGGTCTTGCTCGTGGCGGGCGCTGGAGCGGCTACAGCCTTGGGCTCGCTCTTGACCACCTTCGCCGGACGGGGCGCTTCGACAGGCGCTGCCGCGGCGGCGACCTTGGCTGGCTTCTGCTCGTCCTCGACCCTGAAGACGGCGGCATCTTTGGCTTGCGCTGCCTCCGCCTCTTTGCGCAGGAACGCCGGCACCGGGAACGGCGCGGCCCGAAATCCCGGCGTGACGGGCGACGTATCGCAGTCCTTGGCTGGCATCACGAGTGCGGCCGGTCCACCGGGTCCGGGTCCAAGCGTCCAGTTCTTCCCGTCCTTCACCAGCCGCTTCGTGCGCACGGCGCTGGCTAGCGCGTTCGAGGCGTATTCGTCCGGCGACAGGCCCATGAGGGCGTGCAGTTCGGACGACGTCGCGGTCCCGCGCTCTCTGACGAACGCAATCGCGCGCTCGATACGGTTCGCGCCCGGGAGTTTCGCCGCCGTCGCTTTCAACGTGATGCGCTTGCAGAGGTCGGTTTCCTTGAACTCCCCCGTGAACTCGAACACGCGCCCGTCTTCGGTGATGCCTTCCGAATCGATTACCGCGATGGCGCCCGCCGTCTCCAAAACGCTAATAGCCGCGCGGGTCTCGTCAGCATCCACGGACACCGCGTCGTAGATGGCTGCTTCGCGACAGCCGGGCGCCGCCGCGATCACTTCCAGGATCTTTTCGTTCATCATGCCTGCTCCCTCGTAGTTCATGTTGTCTCCTTCAGTGTGCGCATCCTGTACTTTTCGGCGACGAGAAGCGCGCCAGCCACCGAATTTACGATGTGAACCTGCGCGCCCCAGCCCGCGTGCCATGCAGCCTGATCGGGCGTGAGAGCCTGCTTGCTCGGCGGTTTGGCGCCGTCCTTCACCTCAATGAGAAAGGTGGCGCCCGCCAGTGCACATAAGAGGTCGGGGCAGCCCTTGCCAACCGCGTGCAGATGCTGGACTGTGCAGCCAACCTTGCGCAGTGCGGCGACTATCTCGGGCTGGTTTGCGTCGATCTTGGCGCCGTATCTCATGCGTTCGATTCCTCCTGCTTTTGACGCTGGACTTGAACGTACTTCCGGCGCTTTGCCAAATTCGCCCGATCAAGCCGGAAGCTCACACACGTTTCGCTGTCCCACCCTACGTGCACGGATAGGTGGCCGTGATCGTGGCGCGCGAGGCAGCGGCCCATGCCGATGCCGGCGTGTTCGGGCGCGGCCTGCTTGATCGAAAATTCGTCGCAGAGGGCGCAGATTTTTTCGCTCTCATGTGCCACGTCAGATCCCCAGCGCGCCAAAGATGCCGTTCGGCTTCTTACGCTTGCTCTCGATGAAATGGCGCAGCTTGGTCCGCGCCAAGATCCGCAGGCGCCGGTCCGGATCGCGCATCGCCTCCTGATGCACTTCCTTGGGCGTCTTCGGCGTGTAGACCACGTCGGGCTTGTCTCCGACCGCATAGACGGGCGCCGGATAGCCGGCGAAGTTCGGCGTGAACCGGCTGATGTACACGCGTTTCGGCGTCGACGTGCGCAACTCGTTGATGTACCAGCGTGCACGCGCGGGGGCCAGATCGAGCGCGTCGCCCAGTTCCTTCGCGGTCATCGGCTTGCGCCGCAACAGGTCGATCACTCGGCGGAACGTCTGCTCTACGACTTGGTTGCGGCCTTGCAGGATCGGGCGTGTCTTGACATAGACAGCGTCCTTGCCATCGCCAGGGCGGTACTGCGGCGCCGGCCGGCCGCCGTCGCGGTTGTACAGATAGCCAGCGATGTGTACGAGGCGCGGCGACGCTTCCTTCATGACCTTGAGGTGCAGGTTGATCGCGTCCTTGGTCAAGTGCAGCTTGTCGGCCAACTGCTGCGCAGTAAGCGGCGCGATAGCGATGGCAGCCAGGATGCGGCCGCGCTGGTAGGCGCCGCGCGGGTCCGGGGAGTTCAGCTTGCGATTCGCGGCGCTCATGCTGCGCCTCCGATCGCTTGAACAGCGCGCGGCGCCACGCCCGCCACAGCGCTCAACTCGCGCACGGTCAG